AATACATCTGGTATTTTTGGCAGTTATTCTGGTTCTAATAGTAGTAATGCTATAGCCAAAAACTGCTATTTTGAAGGAGAATTAAATTATTATAGTTGTACTGGTATTTTTAATCATTATGCTGGTAAGGATAATGGTACTGCTCAAGCAATAAACTGTTATTTTAATGGTAATATTAGTAATTTTAATAGTGCAACAACTGCTAGTAGTGGTATTTTTGGAAATGCTGCTGGTGAGAATAATGGTACTGCTCAAGCAATAAACTGTTATGCTTATGGTAGAAATATTATAGCAGGTGGTAATACTGGGATAACCACTAAGGGTAGTATTGTCCGTATTGACATAAGCAATTGTTACACAGTTGATACAACAAACGGACAAGATTGGAATGATGCTAGTGCGAATCAAGCATTGAATTCTGATACTATTCATATAGTAACGAATAGCAATAAAGATAATTTTTCTGGAAATAGCATACATGAAGGTAACAGTAAAAAGGTTTTTATTGATTATTCAACTGAGACAAATGTGCCATACAAATTATATTGGCAGACTGATATTGTATTGGATATAGCACCATATGTACCAGGTAGACTCATTGACGGATATATTAGTGGAGCGAATGGAGGTCTATATGATAGTAATAATTTGAACTCACCTATTGAAACTTTTACTACTGATTACGCCGGAAAATATGAGTTAGTTACACAACTAGATGACTATCCAACTGTATATACAATTATTTTTCAACCAGGTGGTACAGATACAAGTACTGGTAAAGTAACGACAACAACCATGTCAAGTATTTCTACAAAGGATATCGCAAAAAGTTCGGGTTCTGCTGTATTAAATGTAACTCCCATATCCACTATTTTAACCAATATTGTTAAAGCATCCGCCTCTAATTCTGGTACCATTGATGCTAGTATATTAACATCATCAACTACTAATTTAGCAAAAGCGTTTGGTATTACGCCCCAAACAATAACCAGCGATTTTATTGCGGTATCTGACCATGCTACGGCAAAGATAGTACAACAAATAGAAGTTACGGTGAATACTCTGACAAGTGCGATTAATAATAGTGCAGTGTCTCAAGATACAATTATGAATTCCTTAGCCAATAACATTATCAAAATAGCAAATGATGGAAATATTACAACTAAAACCATTAATTTGTCTTCTGCTCAAGATATAAGTGGTATAGTCAATCAAGTTACTAGTGATAATTCAGAAGTAACTGTAAGTGATTATATAATCAGTAATAGTACTACCTTTATACAGGCAGTAAATACAGATATATCCAATATAGATGTAACTGGATCGTTCGAAGAAGTATTTGTAAAGGCGACACAAATTACGGTTGCTACAGAAACAATCGCTACTGCTCAAGCAACTAACTTCAATACTAGTACACCAGTATCAGCACCAACGGATGCGGAGATAGCTAATGTTACTATTGCAACCGAATCTATAATCAATTTGAAGATTCAACCGGGAGTGAATATTATATACACATTCTATGATGGAAATATTACAAATGTGAATAGCAATAATACTATATATAAATATAGCTCTGGTCAGTATCAGGATACTCCGATTACAAACAATAATTCTATTAGTGTATCTAAAAATACTGCGTACTTTATTAATAATACAAATGATTCATATGATACATCATATAGTTATTATACCGGTTCAGTACCAACTAGTTTTGATTGTAGTGTAAATAGTGGTTGGAATATTGTTGGGTGGAATTCATCGATTGCAAATTCAACGGCATCAGTATCATCAAATCTAATTGAATCAAATACACTTCATATGTATGACTCATCTACAAATACATTTACTCTAATCACTCATGATAGCATACAAGCGAATATCGGGTATTGGATAAAATGTAATGCTTCAGGTCAAATTACTATTACTCCGAATAGTAGTATAATTATGAATAATGATATTCTTAAAATAGATCTTAGTAAGTATCAACTAAACAGTAAACCGAGTTTTAGTAAGAGAAATAATACTATAACAAATAGCAATATACATTTTATGTTATTAGAATGGATATACAATAAAGAACTGGCCATTTTTATGTATGGAGATATTCGCAATTGGGATGTATCACATGTAACTTCTTTTGAAAAACTATTTTATTTTATACCAATTTTTAACGAAGATATTAGCAATTGGAATACATCTAATGTCACAGATATGAGTTATATGTTTTATAATTGTACACATTTCAATTATGATATAACCATGTGGAATATTGAAAAAGTTATTAATTTTAAAGGGATGTTCAAAGGAATAAATCAAGAATTTATAAATAATTATGATATAAATAAAAATATAGACGAATTTGGAAATCCAAATAGAACCTTTTTTATAAATAATACCATTTAATCTATTTATTCATAATGAAGGCACAGAAAGAGAGAAAATATAATCAAAATATGAATTTTTTATAATACTTATAATAAAAAATTGATAAAGAAAATAAACAGAAAACAATAGTATATTTAATAGATCAACATGCCAACCATGGATAAATCATTTCGACTTCTCGATTTTAACATATATGACAAGGTCATAGAAAAAGAATTGTCAAGTGAGAGTGGTAGTGATAGTGGTGAAGAGTATAAAGTTAAACGCGATGTGAAGCAATTTGTCATTCAAATGTTTGGTATCAATGAAACTGGTGAAACGTTCAGTGTATTCGTCAATGATTACAAACCATTCTTCTATGTCAAAGTGGGCGATGATTGGACAATCGACCGAAAAACAGAATTCTTGTCACATTTAAAGAAAAAGGTGGGGAAATATTATGAAAATTCCATATGCGATTGTAAAATTATAAAAAGACATAAGCTATATGGGTTTGATGCCGGTAAAGAATATAAATTCGTACAATTAAAATTCAACAATACATCGGCACTGAATAAAGTAAAAAATCTATATTATGAAAATGGTCAAAATGGTCGTAGACTCATGGACAATGGGTATGTATTTCAAGATACACATACCTATTTATATGAAGCCAATATCCCACCACTGCTTCGTTATTTTCATATCAAAGAAATTAGTCCATCTGGGTGGATATCTATTCCATTAAATAAAGCAAAGCGTCCAATTGAAAAGAAAACATCCTGTAAATATGAATACGAAATTGGTAACAAAGATATTATACCTCTTAATAATAAAGAAACCATTGTTCCTTACAAAATATGTAGTTTTGATATTGAAGCAAGTAGTAGTCATGGTGATTTCCCAGTGCCAGTAAAATCGTATAAGAAGCTCGCTGGTAATATCATGGAATACTATGATGCTAATAACGGTGAACTCACCAAGGGTGAATTGACAAAAATAATCAAAACCGCATTTGGTTACGACGATATTATCAACATTGACAAAGTATTTCCAAAAACAAAAATGACATTGATGCAAATTAACAAGAGAATCGAGACATTATTTAAACAACCCATCAAAGATCTTTGTAAGGCAGTTGTACAAGAAAATACGATTGAAACTTTATTTGAACAAATGCAAATGGACCGACAAGAAGACAATGGTAACGACCAAGATAACGACCAAGATAACAGCGCCGATTCTTCTTATTATTCCAAATTTGGGAAAAAAAGCGCTTCAAATCAGAAAGTAAAGGATGCGAATACAGATATGACAATTGTTGAACTGATTAATTCCGGATTATTAAAGCGTGAGGAAAAAGTAGATAATTTAACGATTGCCTTCAAAGGTGCAAATTTCCCTGATTTAGAAGGTGACAAAGTAACCTTTATAGGGTCAACTTTTCTGAAATATGGTGAAGAAAAACCATACTTAAACAATTGTGTGGTATTAAATACTTGTAGTGATATTAAAGAGGTTGAAAATAGCGAGGTTGTATCCTACAAAACAGAACGCGAATTATTATTGGCCTGGAAAGACTTAATCTTAAAGGAAGATCCAGACATTATTATTGGTTACAATATATTTGGGTTTGATTACCAATTTATGCATATTCGTGCGCGTGAAAATAGTTGCGAGGAGGAGTTTTTGAAATTATCTAGAAATGTTGGTGAGGTATGTGGCAATAAAGACGACGAAGGACGAATAAATATTGAAGAAAGTAAAATAGTCATAGCCAGCGGTGAACATGATTTACGATTTATCAAAATGACGGGTCGTCTCCAAGTGGATTTATATAATTATTTCAGGCGTGATTATAACTTGACTTCTTATAAGCTCGATTCTGTGTCTGGGTATTTTATCGGTGACGATGTGAAAAAATTAGAACATGTTCATGATACAGCAAGAGAAGATATTACGAACACTTTGTCCAATACAGCTAACACTGCGAATACCATTACCAAAATATTCAGCAAAAATTTAACTGGTCTAGAAAATGGTAGTTATATTAATTTCGAAGAAACGAGTCATTCATCAGACTATTACAAAGAGGGAAAAAAGTTTAAAGTATCATGCGTAAATAAAGAGGATGGAACATTTGAAATAGAAGGCATTGAAAGTCCCGATATGACAAAACATGTAAAATGGGGGCTAGCCAAAGATGATGTAACTCCCCAAGATATTTTCCGCATGACAAACGAAGGTCCGGATGAAAGAGCCATTATTGCGAAATACTGTATTCAGGATTGTAATCTAGTTCACCATTTGATGAATAAGATCGATGTCATGACAGGATATGTAGAAATGGCGAAAATTTGTAGTGTACCTGTCAATTTCTTGGTAATGCGTGGTCAAGGAATTAAGCTAACGAGTTATATTGCGAAGAAGTGTAGAGAAAAGAAAACGCTAATGCCTGTTCTAGAAAAACCAATGTTTGATGATGGATACGAGGGAGCAATTGTATTAGACCCAAAATGTGATTTATACTTGGATAATCCGGTTGCTTGTGTTGATTATAGTTCGCTTTACCCGTCGTCAATGATTAGTGAAAATCTGTCACATGATAGTAAGGTATGGACAAAAGAATATGACCTCAATGGAAATCAAATTCGCGAAACAGGTGAAAAGGACCGTTCAGGTAAATTTATATACGATAATTTGCCAGACTATGAATATGTAGATGTGGAATATGATACATTCAAGTGGATACCAAATGCGAGAGGCAAATCCGAAAAAACACACAGCGGTACCAAGGTTTGTCGATTTGCACAATTCCCAAAAGGACGAGCAATCATGCCTTCGATTTTAGAAGAATTATTGGCGTCAAGAAAAGCAACTAGAAAAATGATTCCACAACAAACCGATGAGTTTATGAAAAACATTCTCGATAAAAGACAATTGAGTTATAAGTTGACAGCGAATTCATTATATGGTCAATGTGGTGCAAAAACGAGTACATTTTACGAGAAAGATGTAGCTGCATCATGTACCGCAACCGGTCGTAAACTATTGACTTATGCAAAGCGTGTCATTGAAGAAACATATGGTGATATTATTGTAGAAACTAAGTTTGGCAAGGTTCATTCAAATGCTGAGTATGTGTACGGTGATAGTGTAGCAAAATATACACCAGTCTATGTAAAAATAAATGGACAATTACAAATTGTTGAAATGGAAACATTAGCAGAAGAGTATGGTGGTAACAAATGGACCAAATGTCTAGAGGAAGGTAAACAAGAAAAAGAATTTTGTGAATTGACGAATGTAGAAACCTGGACAGATAAGGGGTGGACGAGATTACATCGAGTAATACGACATAAATTAGCCAGTCACAAGAAAATGATCCGAGTATTAACACATACTGGAATGGTAGATGTAACTGATGACCATTCGCTCATACTAGATACTGGCATTGAAATATCCCCCAAAGAAGTTACTATTGGCACAAAGTTACTTCACAAGACATTGGACCACAACACATTGGACCACAACACATTGGAGAACAACACATTGGAGCACAACACATTGGAGCACAATTTAACGAACGAATCAATGACGGCTGATATGGCAAAAATATATGGATTCTTCTTTGGTGATGGAAGTTGTGGAATATACGATTGTCCTAGTGGAAAAAAGGCGTCTTGGGCATTGAATAATGCGAATGAATATGTATTAGATAAATATATTAGCTTGTGTAGATCGTGTTATCCAGAATTTACATGGCAAATATATGATACAATAGAAAGTTCTGGTGTATACAAAATTACATTTAACAGTGATGTGTATGGAACTAAGAGTAAGTTTATAGAAACATATCGAAGTCATATGTATAGTGGAAAGAGTAAAATAATTCCAGACTTTATATTGAATGGAACTGACGATATTAGAGAAGCGTTTTGGGAAGGATTATATGATGCGGATGGCGACAAGGATAAAAACGGTTATGTAAGAATTGACCAAAAAAGTCAAATTAGTGCTGCACACATATGTTGGTTGGCAAATAGTATTGGATATAAGACATCCATTAATACACGCACCGACAAGCAAAATATTTATAGGATTACAGCGACCAAAGGCGCACAGAGAAAAGAGGGTAATGCAATAAAGAAACTCATGGAAATAGAATACGATGATTATGTATATGACTTGACAACTGAGAATCATCATTTTGCTGCCGGTATAGGTAATATGATTGTTCATAATACAGATTCTGTATTCTTTACCTTTAATTTGAAGACACCAGAAGGTGAAGAAATTCGTGGTCAAAAAGCATTAGAAATTACGATTGAATTGGCAAAAGAAGCTGGAGAAATGGCGACGAAATTCTTGAAGAAACCACATGATTTGGAATATGAAAAGACATTCATGCCATTCTGTTTACTGTCCAAAAAGCGATATGTTGGAATGTTGTATGAAAATGATCCAAATAAGGGTAGTCGTAAAAGTATGGGGATTGTATTGAAGCGTAGAGATAATGCTCCGATTGTAAAGGATGTATATGGTGGTATTATTGATATTCTTATGAAAGAGAAAAACATACAAAAAGCTGTGGAATTTCTTCAATCTTGTTTACAAAATATAATCGAGGAGAAATATCCAATGGACAAATTAATCATCACAAAATCACTTCGTTCAAATTATAAAAATCCCAAACAAATCGCACATAAAGTATTGGCTGATCGTATAGGTAAACGTGACCCGGGAAATAAACCAAGTAGTGGTGATAGAATACCATTTGTATATATTGAAACAAAAAACAAGAAAGCCTTGCAAGGCGAAAAAATAGAACACCCTGATTACATAATACAGAATAAAATTAGACCGAATTACTCGTTTTACATTACCAATCAAATAATGAAACCAGTACAACAAGTCTTTGCACTAGTCCTAGAAAATATTGACGCATTTAAGCGAAAGAAGCGTAATTTTCAAATGCAAATAGAGACTTTGAAAAATACGATTGATGAACCCGATAAACTAGCGACAAAAATATCCGATTTGAAGAATAAAGAGGTGAAGGCATTGTTATTCGATGCGTATTTGAGAGAGACAGACAACACAAAGAATGGAATGAAAAGTATTACAACATTCTTCACATAAAGAAAGAGTACATTATTGGTCGTGTCAAAAGAATTCCCATAAAAATTGAAGTTGCTGTCGTATTTATGAGTATAGTATCATTCAAAAACTTAGTAGCATGTCATCAAGAAATTTCAAAAAATCCAGTTCTAGTTGTTCGGATAATGATACCAAGGTAGGTAAACATGTTCACTCTCGTCAAGATGTTGCTTTTGCTGAATACCTCATTTCAGATTTAACATGTAAATGGAAGCAACATCTACCTGATATTTCAAAAAACATTCTACGTCTTGCTGTAAATTTGCTTGAATACGGAAGAAGTTATAGTAACAATATCGTTGGCAGTATTGTACTACAGCCTCGTACACAGAGAAGCAAACCTCTCTGTAAATTTACAAAAGGTCAGCTTATCCGGAGAATTGTTCAAATATCTACGGATTTCAATAGTCAAATAAATACTATCACCGCACAAAAAGAAAGACAAGAAGCAGAACAAAATGTATGCCCAATCTGTTTAGATCCTCTCGGAAATCAGGCGCAATGTACATCTCCATGTGGTCATACATTTTGCTCTCCTTGTTTCGTAAAGAACATATCAATGGAACTGTCTCGAGGACATACGGCTAGATGTGCATATTGTAGAACAACTACTATTGACCTAACATATCAGGGTAGTAATTAACGGCATTCAAGTAAAAAAAATGAAGTTGTTCAGTTATTTATGAGTAAATACATATACTGAGATAAAAGCTAATAAACATTGACCTGGATAAGTCATTAAACTGTCCTGAATCCTGCTTAAAAATCCAAGCAGGGGGTGTGTAGCCACCTTAACCGGTGAGCATACTTATGTAGCCTTCCCATACCATATTATATTCTTTAGATATATATGGGGCCGGATAGCTCATGGCCCAGAAACATTCCAGTGATTTGCAACTATGACTAAGAGGACTAAAATATGCTTACTCGGTAGTTGTAAAATTTGGGTGATAGAGGAATGTGAGCTTCTTGTTCGGCTCAAACAGGTAGAACAAGATGTAATGAAGCGTTAAAAAACAAATATGGCGATTTGAACAATGATATATTTAATGACGGTTGAATATATCATAGGGACGATGGATTTGTTATAAAAGTAAGAAATTACTGCCTATGGTTAGTTAGGCCGTTATCATTATAGTAGGTGGATAATTATACGAGACAGAAGATCATTTATAATACAGCTGATCACTCTATTATAAATGATAAAAAATCGAGTAAATTGTCTGCTTTATGCCAGTCGATAGTTTTTAGAAGTGTTTATATCGGAATTTTAATATTATATGCTTCATAGGGGATAGTGAAGTTTTAAAACACTCGGTATTACATAGTTTGGGCGCAGACTATTTAATATTTTTTATATTTTTTATGTTTTGAGTAACATATTAGACATAAACCATGTTCCTAGAGAAGCCCACATAGTATATATAATATTTCCACCTTCATGGATGACCCACCTAAAAGCAATACAATATGGAGTTATAGAGAGAAATGGGGAAAATACAAATCCGTACCATGTGGATGGTGTACAATATGTTGTATATAAATGCGAAGATACATAATGGATAAAAATCCACCCTACATAAAAGGTTAATAACGGTTTCATAGAAATAATAATATCTATTATACGGTTATACATTTTCATAAACATTGTATTTTGTATATGATTATAACTAAAACTTTAATATATTTTTATATAATCTATCTATGTATACACTAATTCAAAATAATGTTATCGATTGTTACCTAAAAATGTATTACGAAACAAGTTAGATAAACTGTCATTTGACAAAGATGTAGAGGAATATACATTATCTGGGGTTTGTACAATATACTCAAATGTTATCTCGCCAAGATTATTGGCAGTATTGGCAATATTATTAGAAATGTCGTTTGCATTTGTTGATCCATGCAAGTTTTCGTTCAATGATTGAGTGAGTTGTCTTGTAACCGACCTCAATAAATCACTAGTAAAAATGTCACTATCTGTTGTATTATTTGATATATTATTTGTATTTGCGTCATCGTTGTCAGGTTCATCGTTATCATGTTCATCTTCATTCTCATCTATATCTCTACCGCGACTACCATTATTACTATCACCACCATTATTACTATCTTCATTATCTTCGTTATCTTCATTATCTTCATTTGTGTTCTCTGTATAATTGCGAATATCATATCTACATACAGGACAATATACACTTAATGTAAACCATTGTCTAAGACCATCTTGACTGAAGCAATGTCCACATTGGTGAATTCGTGATACAATATCATATGAATTAAACGGTTCTTGTGTAATTGGACACATATCAGATCCGATATCCACATTCCACGAGATATCTTCTGTAGCATTACTAATTTCCTCTGGTGTGGGTCTAACTATTACAGGTGTTAAATTGTCTAAGTTTGGTTGAGTCATACTATTCGTAAAAAAACTTGTTAACAATGAAGGTAATTGATCAAATGTTACATTTGTTCTTCTAGTGGTTTGAATACCAGGAACCGACCGAACAGACGGAGCAGGTCGAACAGACGGAGCAGGTCGAACAGATGGAACAAACGGAGCAGGTCGAACAGACGGAGCAGAAGATTGCCTCCTAGTAGATGTATTGTAATTTCTGGTAGATGGTCGTGTTGATGTATGTTGTGGTTGTCGCATTCTATTATTTGAATTAGGTTGGTTCCTATGTGAATAAAATTGCGATAAATATGGATCGCGAAATAAATATCCTTCGTGGGATAGTTCTTGGTTTATGTTATTATTTATATTTGTTCTGGGATATCCATAGCTTCTATTATGATTCGTATTATAATCGTTGTCTAATAAACTATTTTCGTTGTTATGTCTCATTAATTGTCTTATACCAGTCTCTACTTGTCGTATAGTATCAATTGTCTGGTTATAATTAACCAATGTATTCTGAAGAATGTTGCTATATATATCTAAATAACGATTCTGAATATTCAGGTCCATTAAATATACAATGTAAATATATTTAAATGTGTAAACATGGTAATTATTAAATGAATTCATTTAAATACTCGTCTATATCATTCTATAACACATGAATAAAAAAGGCAATGGATTAACAGGATTGGCTAATTTAGGAAATACATGTTTTATCAATTCATGTATGCAAGTATTAAGTCACACACATGAATTAAATATATTTTTAGATGAAAAAAATGGCGACTATAAAAATCGTTTATCTGCTCATCATAATCAAAAGTATATTCTTGATTCAAAAATATTGGTAGAATGGGATAAATTGCGTACACTTATGTGGGAAGAAAACCGGATAATTTCTCCAGGTGGGTTTATTAAAGCAATACATTCAGTTGCCAAACAAAAAGGCAGAGAGATATTTACTGGATATGCTCAAAATGATTTGCCAGAATTTTTATTGTTTATCATAGACACATTTCATAATGGTATGCGGAGAGAAGTCGATATGAAAATAAAAGGCGATGTTATCAATAATACTGATAAATTGGCAGTTAGTTGTTTCAATGTCATGAAAACAATGTATAGCAAAGAATATTCTGAAATACTCGACATTTTTTATGGAATTCATGTATCTAAAATAGAGGCTAATGGTGCGATTATGAGCGTAAAACCAGAACCTTATTTTATTATAGATTTACCGATTATTATAAACAGATTAACATGTTCTATAAAGGATTGTTTTGACAACTATTGTTCTAGTGAAACATTAGAGGGAGAGAACGGGTGGTATAATGAAAAAACAAAAGAAAAACAAGATGTTGATAAAAAAATAGTGTTCTGGAGTTTACCGAAAATCATGGTGATAGATTTAAAACGATTCACATACAATGGGAAGAAAATACAAAAACCAGTTGATTTGGAATTAGACAATTTAGATTTAAGTAATTATGTAGAAGGATACAATAAGGAGTCCTATAAATATGAATTATTTGGTGTTTGTAATCATAGTGGAGGCACCCTAGGAGGACACTATACTGCAACCATCAAAGTAGGTCCAACTGATTGGTATTTGTTTAATGATACCCAAGTATCTAAAATAAAATTCGACGGTAAGAATAACACATCTGGATATTGTCTGTTTTATCGAAAAAAATAAATAATACATAGAAACGAATGAAATAAAAAATAAATAATGAATAAATATATAGTATAATGATTATGTCCTATAATTCAGTATTAGGAGTACCAACATTAAATGAAAATGAAACAACGAAAAACAACAATACACAAGGATTCGTTTTAGGGAGTTCATCATTGTTATTGTTTTTAGTGATATTAATTGTTTTTATCATGATATTTGCAAATTTAGGAAAAAAAGAAAATTCAATGACATCAGACACAAGTAATAATGGCAGCGGTTCCAATTCCATGATTATTTTAATGGGTGGTGTTTTGCTAACCGTATTTTTAATGAACGGTATGTCTTATTTTTTTAATATAAATTTAACAGCAGAAATAAATAATTTATTTACTACAACACCTACATTAGATATTACTGTAGAAGAAACGGAGGCTAGAGACGAAGTTGCTCCAATTCCAGAAATAACAATTGAGCCCCAAGTATATCATATTCCCGGTAATAAGTATACATATGATAACGCCGATGCATTATGTAAAGCATATGGTTCAAGATTAGCAACATATGATGAAATGGAAGATGCGTATGAAAAGGGTGCAGAATGGTGTAGCTATGGATGGTCTGATAAACAATTAGGTTTATTCCCAACACAAAAAGAAACATGGGAGCATTTACAAGGCGAACCTGGTCATGAAAATGACTGTGGTAGACCAGGTATTAACGGAGGTTATATAGCAAATAAAAATGTCAAATTTGGTGCAAATTGTTTTGGTTACAAGCCAAGAATTACAGACGAAGAAAAGGAAATTATGGATACATCTTCATTATATCCAAAAACCGTAAAAGATATTGAACAAGAGAAACGTGTCGACTATTGGAAAAAGAGAATACCAGAAATATTGGTAGCTCCATTCAATAAAAAGGTATGGAGTTTAATTTAATTCATTTACCATATGAATGTAAAAAATAAAAAACAATTAATTATTAGATAACATATTTAATAATTAACTATTACGCCGAATAAAATTTCTATACTCTTTTGCGCGACTTTTTGTTTGGTTTTTCTCTCTTCTTTCTTGTTTTAATTGAGTATGTCATTCTATGTCCAGGTGTAACCAAATCTAATAATTTGTCATATATAGAATCATGTAAAGGTTCGTCATGATTTTGATATTTAATACTATGATCACGTACACATTCATCACCTTGATTACAGAATAAACCAGCGGGAATTACCAAATCCTTCAAAGAATCGAAAACACTAGATGAGTTGGTCGAAATTCGTTTACTATTTTTGTTTCCACCAGATTGATTATTTCCAACACCAGTTATGGTATCTTTTAATAAATCAGATTGAATCTTAAAACCACCACCGGTTAAATTCCCGCCTTTATCGGTCATAAATACAAAATCTTTCTTATAATTAATGCTATCCATATACATATTGTGTACATAAATTAATTGTTGTAATACCGCTTAATCTCAGGAATTAATTTAGTTTCTCTCCTTTCTTTAATATAATTTATAAGTTGGGCTACTTTATCTTCATCGCCAATTGTTTCTAATAAACACGACTCTAGAAATTTTAAAGTAATCGGTGCAGTTTGCTTAGTCTCTGTAAATTTTAGTTTTCCGTCCGAAATTTTAATAGTAGATGAACTTAATTGGTTATCATCTACAAAATGAATGATATTCTCAGACATTTTGTTTTTCTCGTTCCGTATTTCCTTGATATCATCGTTTAGTTTTTTTATTTTGGTATCTAGATGTACCCATTTTTTTATACTATCTTGAAATCCATCCATTTCTAATATAAACTATTATCTAAATATCTTTAATTTAATTCATATATCAATAGTTTACAGATAAATCACCAATGGGGGACATTTTTCTGGAAAAAAATTGAAGAAAAAATGTAACATTCATTCAATGCAACTTAAAAAACTTAAATAACTTAAAAACTTAAATATAATTACACTATAGTCTGTAGTAATTATTACTTATTAATAAAAGAAAATTAGTTAGTATGACCAACGGAACTCAAAACTGCATATTTTGTGACAGTGCACGTCATGGACCCCTAGAATGTAACAGCACTATGCGGAATAAATATCAGATATTGGTGACAGTAATGAAGGATAAGGAATGTCCAACTTTTGGTAACTACAATATGAAGGAGTTGAAAGTGATTGCATTTGAAACACCGTATGAAAATAACCTCTCATATAGATCAAGAGCAAAAGGTAAATGTAGTAAAAATTTGATATTTAATCCAATTCCATTATCATTATCTAAAAACCGAATGGTTAGAGCATTGAACGAACGATGGCATTTATTACAAACATGTAGAGACAACTACTATAATGATAAACCCGAAAACGAATTTGATGATTGTCCAATATGTTACGAGGCCATTACTCGAAATAGATGGTGTGCTAGAAAATCGGTGTGGTTACTTGAACATAAGCAAGACAGTATAACAACTCCATGTAATCATGAATTTTGTGGAGATTGTTGGAGAAAGCTTCGCACAAAAACTTCAAATGATAACCTAATTAAAGAATGTCCAATGTGTCGTAATGAAATAATGTGTAATAGCTCTCATCTTATAATACATAACTAGGAAAGGGAAAGGGAAAAGGAAAAGGAAAAGGAAGAGAGAGAGTCATTGAAAACGATATAAAAAAAATTGAAGTTATAATTAAGATATAGTATATTACGAGCTACTAACTTGGCTCTGTATAATGAATCAATAAGGTACAATTCTGAGATTCATTAAGGTAAAGTTAGACATAGATAGCGTGAAAAGCACATTCGATCGTGTATAAAAGATAGTTAACAACCATCACTATAAAAGAGACTCTCAAACATAATCGCTTGCTCAAGGTTCCAGTGTGTTCGCTTGTGTAAGTATTATTTGGATTGCTAGTTCCAGAGATATAGGCTCTGGGATTGATGTTAGTTATTTGGGTCATATATATTACCCCGTTCCCTCTATGTAAATGAATAGTTTGAATAAATATTAGTTTTATCAAATAACCTATATCGGTTGGCCACCATCTAGGACCTAGATGATAAAATGAAAGTTTATTGAAAATATTCGATGATGCCAACATCTTGTTTAGAAATTGCACAAGATTGACGTCAAGGATAAACTTTAATTAGTTTGTCTGTCAAAACCGTTTGGACGACGGAAAGCAACCAGAGGACGCTCTGATGAGAACAATAATACAGAAAACAAAATAAAAATTATAAAAAAATAAAAATTATAAAAATGATCTTCTAACCAAGATTAACCAGTGGCGAAAATAGATATTTGTTAATAATATCGACCCCCTTATAACAAGAATAATTAGAGGTATGGTTAGACATAGATAGCGTGAAAAGCACATTCGACCGTGTATAAATGATGATTTATCATCTGGGTATTCTTAATTAGAACAACCCCGTTCCCTCTATGTATTATGATTTAATTGTTGTGGTAAAGAACCAATATAATAAAACAGAATTTGTTACTTATTATAAGACTGATCATCTTCGTAAGTAATAAGGCTGATGAGTTATATTGGCAATTAATTGCCCAATTAACATACAATGCTACGATATAGTTTAGAATTGCACTATAGGCTGATATACCACATAATGTGGAATCAATCCGACTCGAAATCGGAAAGCAACACTAGGGACGCCTAGTTTTTTTTGTTAACAAATATATTATCATGAATCTGTTAATATATTTATTTATCTTGTATTATTTATTAATTACATAATAATACTTTCATTATTTTTACTTATTATTTTTAACGCTTGGTATTTTTTTTTGTGAATCTCTTTTTGTATGTCTTGAATCTTTTTGGCATAGAGGTCTTGCGTTGACTACGCTTTTGAAGTGCATAAAGACTGAATGGAACAATGGCTTCTTTTAAAACACCCATGAATCCACCATATTTGCCTCTCTTAGTACTGCGTCTCTTAGTACTGCGTCTCTTAGTACTGCGTCTAGATTTTTTACCACCGGTAAATGGTACAGGGGAAGAACAACCACAATCACCGCCCTTCATTCTTTTTCCAGAACGTCTTTTGGTTGTCTTATTTCCCTTTCTCTTGCGTCGTTTACCACCACTCATAGCAGAGTTAGGTCCAGGCCATCCTTTCTGAGCAACTTGTCCGACTACATAGCTAGCTCCACTACCATTAGCATTACAGCTTGATTGAACTGGGGTATTATTTGTCATTATATACTTATAGGATATATTATTTATTAAATACTCAAAAATAATTCATTTACATAACTAAACTGTTCAGACCAAAGTTGTTTAAATTTAAATGTTTTAAATTGCTACGCAACAACAAATAAAAAATTCCTAAAATTAATAAAAAACTAATAAGAACGAATACTAACGATAAATAGATATACGGATATATTTCTTGAACAATCAAACTAACTATCGGTTTGAATAATTCTTTCATTTCTTTTTTAACATCATCTCTTGATAGTATCAATAAACATTGTTCAATTAATTGTTCCCTCATTAATTTAATCATGTATAAAATATTTAATTATTTAGCGTGTTAGAATTTACAAGATTTTTTCTATATTTTTCTATAATGGAGCAAAAAATATACGAGACTGAAGATAATTTTGATTTCACAAAACTGTCAATATCACAGCCATCTGCAATTCAGGGAGGAGCATATGTTACAAAGATTAAGTATGCTGATAATCCGTTATATATTCAAACACCTAAATGTTTGACAAAACAGGGTTTAAATGAAACGAACAAAAAGGCATATATTGATTTAATGTACTCGAATGAAAATAACACAGTAATCGAATGGTTTGAAAATTTAGAATTGGCTTTAGTAAAACTCATTTATGATAAACGCGAATTGTGGTTTCAAAATGAAATGGAACTAGAAGATATTGAAAATTTTTTCAACCCAATTACACGAGCATACAAGGGTGGAAAATATCATTTAGTCCGAGTAAACATCCCTAAAAACAAAACATTAAATTCACAATATTCATGTAATGTCTATGATGAAAATGAGAATATGGTAGCTATACAAGACCTAAGTGAGAGTAACAATATTATCCCTTGTTTAGAAGTTCAGGCTATTAAATTTTCTGCAAGAAACTTTCAAGTGGATTTGGTAGGAAAACAAATCATGATTTTAAATAATAAACCTTTGTTTACTTCTTGTATGATTAAACGACCAATATCTAATTCACAACAAGATAATAGTACGGTTGAGTTAGATAACAATATCACACATAATATCTCATCACCCCCTTCTTTAGAAACATGTAACGATGTATTGCCAGAAAATATAGAAATCTCACAAATTCCTGACGATTTAGGTGATACTGCCATTGATACTGTGACTGATAATGATACTGCCATTGATACTGTGACTGATAATGATACTGCCATTGATACTGTGACTGTGACTGCTAATGATAATGTGACTGATAATGATACTGTCACTGATAATGTGACCGTGACTGCTAATGATACTATCGCTCCACCAGAACTCACATTGACTATTAAAAAAGATAATCATTTAGAAAATATTGCTCAAGATGATAAAAGACAAATGCCATATGAAACTGGAAATACATCATTAAAAGAAGTATCTTTAGAAGATATCACAAATAATATCAATATAAATGATAATATTAACTCACTTACATTAAACAATCCAAATGATGTATACCATGAAATATACAAAATAGCTAGACAAAAGGCAAGGGAGCATAAAAAAGCAGCCATCACTCATTATTTAGAAGCCAAGAAAATAAAGAATACTTACATGTTGGACGATTTATACCAAAATGACGATTCTAGTAGCGACGAAGATATAGATAGTGACTCAGAGGAAATAAAGAACCAGATAGACGAAATGGTAGAAGAATTGTCCTAACTCAAAAACAAGAATAAAAAGTTAGATAGTTTAGTAATATGTTGAATTTACATTGTTTGATGTTATATTAATAGTGAATATGTTTTGTTTTTCAGAAAAATATTTTATCATTTATTTTATATAATGGACTTCGTGAAGAATTTTAAGAAGATTAAGGTAGAACATGCTATACTCATTGTTGTTGGTGCTTTATTTATAATTTATTTATTCAAATCATACAGTGCTGATAAATCTGGATTAGGTTCCGAACAAATGAGTGCTAGAAAGACACAGGATATGTACAACCAGGCAAATAGCAGTGGCGCTCAAGCTGGTCCTGAACCTTCTGCTCCTTTAGGTCAAAACGAAAGTTATGCTTCTGCCAGTGGTGTTTCTAGTAGTATGCAAGGTATGCCACCATCTTGTAGCAAGCAACAGGTAGCTGATCCTTCAGAATTATTACCTAAAAATAACGCCAATGACGAATGGGCCAAATTAAACCCATCAGGTAGTGGTGATTTACAAAATGTTAATTTATTGCGCTCTGGTTACCATATGGGTATTGACACTGTTGGTAATAGCTTAAGAAATGCCAATTTACAACTTCGTTCAGAACCAGCAAATCCTCAAGTCAATGTTGGACCATGGAATAACACCACAATAGCCGCAGATACCATGCGCGTTCCTCTTGAAATTGGACAAGGTTGTCAATAAGAGAATCATAATGAATTCAAATATTCAAATATTCAAATAATCAAATAAATAAATTAATAGAATTTATATTATACTAATTTATTATAGATGAAGATTCGTATTAACATGTTTGGATTTATTATGATATTATTTATTATCTTAATTGCTTTAAAAGTATACATGGATTCAGATATATACAACTTACGATGTATTGTATCTACTGTAAATGGTAAGAAATACTGCGTGAGGGAGAGAAAGAATATACAAAAAGCATCAAATCTTCTTGCCAAAACCACTGAAAAGTTGGATGATCTCGTTGAACATATGGGGAAAAAATACCCTACCCGTGAAAATGTAGAGAGAATGGTTAACAATTACAATCCAACAACTATAAAAGAAACATTACCAACAAGTGAATATCCGGCGTATAGTGAAAACAAAGGAGAGAAAATAGCCTTCTGTTTAAATAAGAAAAAGGGAAATGACGATAATTTAATCGATGAAAACACATTAACATTTGTAGCCATACATGAATTGGCTCATGTTGCAACCGAAGCGATTGGTCATGGTGAAGAGTTTTGGAACAACTTCAAATTCTTATTAGAAAATGCGGTTGAATTAGACATCTATAAACCAGTTGATTATAAAAAGGAACCAGAAGGGTATTGTGGTATGAACATTACAGATAATCCATATTATGATATGTAAGTATACATAAAAAATGAAAAAAAATGTTTTTATATTATAAATGCCTACTCAGAAGAGAGCACGTTGTAAAAATGGTACTCGTAAAAATAAGAAAACAGGGAATTGTGAAAGTGTTTTAGACAAGACATGTTCTATATGTTTAGATAGAATTACTTCACAGAATGTCACTACCAAATGTAAACATAAATTTCATAAAAAATGTTTGATTGGTTGGTGTAAAGGCAACAAAGACAAACCAACATGTCCTATTTGTAGAAAGGATATTAAGGAAACTTGTAAAAAAATTATGCCATTCGATAGCCATGAAGTATTCCGTTACATAGCATACAAACATGGTGAAACACCTACAGATATAACGCGTAGACTTGAAACTGCTAGTCTTCTAGTTCAACACAAAGACTTTGACCCCAATGTAAAGAATAGTTCGGGTAAAAGTTTATTGTATGAGTTATCCAAGTTCACATTTAATAACAAGCATTTTAAACATATTATTGAAGATATATTCAAAAGATACCCTAAGGTTGAGGTCAGTACTGAACTAATTAACGAAATAAATGCGAATGGTAACACTGATATATTACAACTGTATAAAAAATATAAGAAAATTCCTAAGTCATTAAAGGGATTAATTTAGATTGTTACTATAATTTACTTTTATGTACCAAGTCATATAATTATATGAAATCAATGTTGATATAATTATTGTGTATTGTACTCTCCGATGTTACACTCCGTTGTTACTATTCATGGTCACTCTCAAGTAGGGAAAGTTTAGATTTTACGGTTTGGATTTCTCTCTGTTCGTCATTTTTAATAGTGAAATATATGTTTGGATAGTCGTCGTTATGTATGCCAATTACTTTCCATGGTTCGTTTTTATACAATACTACTGTATCAATAGTCAATCGTTTATAAATTTGTCTAGTTATTTGTTTACCATTTGTCGTGGTCTCGTTAGACAATTCCGAGTTATATAATAAATAATTATCTGGTAAATTAGGGAAATAGCAGTCACATTCATATTTATCATCAATCGAAGTAACATATAAAAAATCCATTATATTTGCATGTATAAACGATTTATATATTTGAGATCCACCTATGATCCAAATGTTATCATAATTGCGGGATACAGATGATGACACATATCGCACCAGTTCATCTATACTAGCAAATGTCTTTATTCTGTTTCGACCTCGTGTATAGTCTAATTTCAATGTTGACGATAAAATAAAATGATCTCTGTTTTTAAGAAATCCAACACTCTGCCATGTATTTTTACCCATGACTATAGCATTCTTACCTCTACCTGTAGTACGACTTTGAAAATATTTCAAATCTTGTGGGAGTCTCCAGGGTAATTTGTTGTTTATTCCAATTCCATTGTCGTCACACATAGCAACAATTCCATTAATCGGCATATTTGTATATAAAAATAATATTTTGATTTTATATACAAATGACTGATATTATTAAAGTCTATTATTTAACCGATAATGATAGTGTAAAAAATATAACGGTTTATATGGGTTCATCGCGATATCAAGAAAATATGTCTGAACTCTTTAAAGAAAATCAATCAAATGAAGTATTTAAAGATGTATTTAGTGAAGATGAAATGAAATCCATTGAAAACAAATCTATTCCAGTTATATTTACAAATCAGTTTATTTATAGTGATGACACAATAGAAAGTATTAAAAAGAAAATAATTATGGAAAATGATAAAGAAATCGCATTTGACGAAATGTACTTATTTGCGAAACAAATCCAAACATTGGACAATGTACAAATATATGATAATTTAACGCGTAATGGAAAAATTATTTTGTCGAAGGAAACATTATTACAGTTTTTATCAAATATAACAGATTATGACATTTCCAAAGTTCCAGAAAAAGAGATATATTCTTTTAACGATATAATCGATTTAAATCTGTCTACTAAACCACATATACTTAATATTTCACTAGGTCAACATTTCATTACATCAAATGATATATATAGTTATACAGTAGACCCATATAATGTTATTACTATTAATAAAGAATTGGTAGACCATGCCGATAATATAATCACTACATCAAACAAGGAACTTTTATTAAATAGTGGGTTTTTATTTGAAAATACGATTTATATGACAATTGCTGAAAATGTATTCAAATATGCCATTTCTAATAGCCTATCGGAAAAAACAATGAGTCAAATATATTTCCCATTTTTGAAAGAAATGGGTGTATTTGATATGACCGAGTTAAAGGATAAACGATTTACACTACTTGAAACAAATCGTAACTTGGTAAATGAAAATTTTACACGCCAGGTTAAAAACATTGAATTATTTCATGATATTTATGATGCTCGTACAGAGTCATTGGATTATATAGAACAAGGAATTCAAATGATAGAATTTACAATTTCTCAAGAATACGAATATAATTTACCACTCGATATCATTTTTAAATTACTACATGCAACTAAGTCGATACCCTTTATTAAATTTAATCCATCAAAGAATAAGGAAAATATGTATCGGTTATACTGTGATAAAGTTGCTAAGAATGGTAAAAAAATCCCGTACTTGTCTAAGAATATAATATTTAAGTTAATGAAAACAATGGGTCGGTCAAAACGTGTTTCATGTTATATTGAATACCAAAATGATAATGGTCGCAATGTGCCTATAATATTGGAATTTGATAACTATGCAAATATTTATGTTAAAATGGAATTCAAAGAAGCAAATTCTATTTCAAATATTGAAAATATGGTTCGAAATGCTGTAAATCCTAGTATTGAAATCGTACAAAAATATTTACAAAATAGTGGTTATAATATGAAATTATTTTCGGATTTTTATGACCGAAATATTGAGATATTAAATTTAAAATACTACGCATATGTCTCAATCGAAAAAAATATGAATCTTAATAGTATTATCGGGTGTGTTTCTAGTATATTTAATGTTGTTGTTGGAGATTTAAAATCAGGTATTGTAATGAGATATAAGCGTGTTGCAAATTTTAATGAAATGGATAGCCAAGAAGCATTTATTGTGGAAATGTTGAATAATACTATGGATGAAAAAGATGTTGTAAAATCACTTATGGATAATTTCCAAATGAAAGAAAGGGATGCTCAATTGAAAATAGCCGAACTATTAAATAATTTACAAGTGGTTCAAAACTTGAATAAGAGTCGTGGTTTAAAAATAAAAAACAACCCTGGGTTCTTAACGAAAATAACTCAGGATAAATTTAAACAAAACATAATGATTGAAATGGAGAATATTAATAACATATTTTACATGAACACAATCCCTATATATTTAGACTCGCTTATTCGAATTACACAGAAACCGGAATCTACTGGGGTTGCTGTGTCTACAATAGATAGCCTATGTAAAACGAATATTAGTAACGTAATAGATGAAATAAATGATATAATCGCTCCCTCTGAAAGAGGAGTTGTAGAAAATGTTCCAACGGCAATTGTAGCACAAAACCTAGTATTTGGTGATGTTGTTGAAAAAGCAAAAGATAAATCTATTAATGTATTGGATTTTTTATTTGACGAAGATAGTGATGAAGATAGTGATGAAGATAGTGATGAAGACAACAATGAAGATAACAATGAAGATAACAATGAAGATAACAATGAAGACATTGGTAATAATATCAACAAGGGTAACTTTGAACTGGAATATAAAGGTGGAAATGACGATTCATCTGATTCACAAGGAATCGATGTCGATCTAGACGAAGAATCGGATAATGAAGGAATCGATGTGGACCTAGACGAGGATTCAGATAATGAAGGAATCGATGTGGACCTAGACGAAGAATCGGATAACAACGATGACAAGTCAGTTGAATCAGCGAAACAGGTCATTTTAGACGAACCTGTCATTTTAGACGAACCTGTCAAATCAGACGAACCAAGTAAATCGGTTAAAAAAACAAACAAACAGAAAGGAAAATTAAATATTGTTGATAACTTTGATAATTTGAAAACTGACATTACCGGATTGAAAATAGCAGACCCAAATCCGTTTTTCCAACGAATGCGTGAAAGAGATCCAACTTTATTCTTAACCGAGTCCAAAGGAAAATATAATGCATATTCGCGTGTATGTCCATGGAATAAACGAAAACAACCCGTTATATTAACTGACGATGAAAAAGAAAAAATAGATAAGGAACATCCAGGGTCTTATGATCAAGCGATTAAATATGGTTCAGACCCAACAAAACAATTTTGGTACATTTGTCCTCGATATTGGGATTTAAAAAACAATACCAGTTTAACTGATGAAGAAGTAAAAAGTGGTAAATATGGTGGTATAATTCCACAGACCGCAAAAACAGCACCACCTGGAAAAAATATATGGGAATTTAGTGACGCAGAAGGTGCCGTTCCAAGAACACATGTAGGAAAAAATGGCGAATATGTGAAACATTATCCAGGATTTCTAAAAAAAGATGTACACCCAGACGGTGTATGTGTACCATGTTGTTTTAGTTCATGGGACAAACCAGTACAAAAGAAGCGCAGACAAGAATGTATGAAAGACGATAATGTAGATAATAATCAAGACAATAATAGCAAACAGTCAGTTGCAAAAAAAATAGATGTAGATGATTATATAAAAGGTCCCGATAAGTTTCCATTGGAAGAAGGTAGATTTGGGTATTTGCCAGTTAGTATTCAACGATTTATTCAAACAGACAATAAGAAATGTCAAATTAGCAACATAAACACAAATTTGAAAAAAGACCATCCATGTTATCTACGAAAAGGTGTTGAAAATAATACAAACAAATCTTTTTTAGCATGCATAGCCGACATATATGGCGAAATCAACAACGATACTATATTGACGACTGACAATCTCATTAAAGAAAAAATAATACCTCTGCTTAATCTAGATAATTTCGTTAAATACCAAAATGGTAATTTAATAACTTCCTTTAAAAGTAAGGATTCTTCGTCAGTAAATTTGCAAAATGAAGAATATACAACAGCATCTATATATAAAACACTTTTTGATAAGAGCCCCAATCAATTAAAAGACATAATTAGTGCTCAAGTAAATTTTAAGGAGTATATATCAAATCCGTCATCTGCAGTAGACTATGAATATTTATGGGACTTGATTAGTGACAAAAATCCATCCTTCTTTAATAACGGATTAAACCTGGTGATAATAGAATTGCCACAAGATGATATCACTTCAAATGTTAATATAATATGTCCAACAAATTTTTACTCGATTCATAAATTTGATAAAGCGAAAGATACTGTTATATTACTAAAAAAATATGAATATTTCGAACCCATATATATTGTTATAGATAAATCAAGTACAAATGTTACCAAGCTAGTAACTACTAAGTTGTTTACAAGTAAATTAATGGAAAAAGTTCCAAATCTAACCGAATTATCTAATACAATTCAGGATATTTACAAATCGATGTGTAAACCATTATCAAGTATACCTGATATGAATAGCAAATATACATTCAAAGAAGTAAAATTTGTGAGAAACCATACATTAGAAAAGGTAATTGAAATACTAAACAAATATACTATTGAAATAATTAACTTGGTAGTTAACTACGATAATAAAGTGATTGGTTTAAATATACAATATAATAATGAAGCCGGTTTTATTCCTTGCTTTCCGTCTGGTATTATAAATGATTATCCTATCATCATTATGGACGAAAATACTACCACCAAAAACTTCGAAGAAACAACCCGATTTTTATTTGAAATAGCAGGTGTTACAGAAAATAATATATTATGCAAACCCGTTGTTAAAATATTAGAAGATGAACTTATCGTAGGCATTTTAACACAAACAAATCAGTTTGTAGAAATATCAGAACCACAACAAGACAATGATATGACAATTAGCTATTCTATAAATGACGAGAATTTTTATCGTGTAAATAAAATAACTCAAACTAGTAAATCCCAAGATACACAACGAATTGAATATATCAGGAAAATACGTCTAGAGACTGAAATGTACAATACATTTCGCAATCGATTAAAAAAATTATTTAATCAATATGAAAATAAAAGTATTCGAAATCAAATAGAAACGATTTCAAATTCTCAAAGTATGGTTTATTATCTTCAATTAGAAAAAAACATCGGCCTCATTAAAACACTTATGAAAGACGAGATAGAGTTTATACAAAGTTCCAATAATTTATTACAACGTGTTGAAGAAAATCTTAAAAAAAATACAACTTTATTAATTCCAAAAATCAATTTGTTAAGTAAGTTAGATAATGAAAAAATATATTATAGTAAAATAGCAGACGAATTAATACGGTATAGGCGAATAAAACAATTCATGTTTGAACCAAATATGTTTTTATCGTTCAGTGATATAAAATATAACTTAAATAATGATGAAATGTTAATTTTACAATCGTTATTGTCGCCCGAATATTTTGATAATTTGGTACCAGATAACAAAAACAAATTCATTACTTATAATTCTTATGATACAGTAGAACCAAATATTACACAACAATATGACAATGAGTATGTAATTGCTCAATTACAAGACGAACCGTCAAACAATGTAGCAAGTGGAAAAAATGGAAAAAAATTAACTAAAAAATTAAAATTAGTCGAATAAAATAAAATAAAATAAAAATCATTTGTCTTGATATAATATTTAATTTCTAATATTATATCATTTTTGTAAGTAGATTATTGTAACTAGATTATTTCCTATAATGCAGAATCTTCAGATAATTCGGCCTCGTTATCTTGTGGTGGTGTGTTAAAACCATCTAATGTATCATCATTTACATCCATTATTGTATGAAATCGATAATATTCTTCATATTCATCACGACGATCATGTTCATCCATATTAAATATAAATGTCGACCTATTTTGTTCATTATCTGTTACGGTATTATTTTGTTCGTTCGTCATAGATACTATTTCTTCGCTAGTGTCTGATTGTGTATCGTCTACATCATGTAAAGTGTGTAACTCGTGTAACTCGTGTAACTCGTGTAACTCGTCTTCACTGTCACTTAATCCATCATTAAACTCACGAATATTATTTTGCAAATTATGTAAATTCATTAATAATTCGCGGACTTGTTCTCCCATAACAGTTATGTTTTGACTATTCGTTTCATTACTGAACATATTTAAATGATTCTGGCTTATAAGCGATTCATCTGTAACATATTTGTTTTTAATAATATCTTTCTGTAGGCTAGTAAATTTATAATTATTTACAAAATGAAACAATTCTAATATATCATTGGATGTTAATATATTGTTCTTTATGTTACTAGAAGGTTTACTTCTATTTTCAAATAACGGGAAGTAAGAATATTGTTGAATATTAGCATAGGAGTTAATGTTATCTATATAAAATGATTGAGTATTTACACATATTACAGATGCCTTTGGAAAGTACTTTGGTATTCCAAATACATGACAATCTGAATTTTCTATCATTTTACTCATATAGTAGAGTTTGTGAATATTTTCATATTTTATACACTTACCAAAATAGGGATTCTCTTGGTTAAATTTTTTTAACTTATTAAAAAGTTTTTTATGATTTATGATTCTAATATCATCTTCATATGAATAATGTGCAAACAAAAACTTTTTAATATAAGAATTAAATGTATTGTGTAATAAATATCTGGGAAATTCCTTGCTTATAATAATTTGGCAATGTTTATTACTAACATACATGTTATAATTATCTATCATCTCTACTATATAATTATATTTCAAAGAAACTGTCAAATTGTCACTATTTTCAATAATATATCGGTTAATTATATATTGATTATTCACAGTAAATAGTGTTAAATTAAAATTGCTTTGAAAAAAACGATAAAATAAAATAGGCATTGTAATATTAGAATAATGAATGCGAAGATATATGTTATAGAGGTGATGTTTGCCAAATGGTTTATTGTTCCATGGGTTTTTTATAACAGTCGGTTCTGGAAAAAATTCATCGTCATAAGATAATGATGTATTAATGATGCGAATTAAATCAGAAATAGAAAACTGATATTTAATGCCATCGTGTATAAGATCAATCTTCAAATCACATTTTAAATCTACCAACTCATTAAATTGTAAATCAACTGGATAGTCCAAGTATTTTTTTGTTTTCATTAATAAAACATGTTTAAAACGAATTAATGCGTTATATTTATTTTGTATGTCACAAAAAAACTCTATTATATTATTTTTTTCAATATTAGATGCAAGTGGATTTAATATAAAATTTTTAAATATAAAATATTTAAACTGAATATATTTGCCTACTTCATAATATTGATTGGATGTCTTTGGAACAGTTGATAAAAAATGACTAGAAAATAGATCGATTATATGATTTACTCGACCTGTATTTAATATAGATTTTTTATTTAACATATGAGATAAAATGGTTTCATATACAAACATTATAGTATTGTGGTAATATATTTATACGATTACTATTTATATATTTAATTATTAATAATAATCAATACATTTTATTTGATTATTATTTTTATTGTTATTGTTATTCACACCATTACATATTTAAAACTCTATTTCATAGTCATCATCCTGTCCCAAGTCAACATTTTTTATATTTATTGCATTATTATTAATAGTAAGATTATTGATTCCACATTTATCATCATTGCTAGTACCATCTATTATTGTACCATCTATTATTGCATCATCTAATATGTTATCTGGTTCGTCTGTATATTCGTCTACCTCATGTTCCATCATAGCATTGATATCGGCTAATACTTGGAATGCAGATGTACCAAAATATCCCTGTTGACCACACATGACATTGGCAGAAACACCACGCATTGCGTCTAGTTCACCATGTCTGGCAGCCTTCAAGAACATTTCAGGTGTCTCCTCAAACGACGCTTTGGCAATAGGACCAATATCATCATTGTTAATTCCATGTCTGAATATTGATATCATTTTGGATTTGTAACACATGCGATCACATAACATACTTAAGTGGTGATAGTTAATATAAGTACTATCAAATTCAATCACTTCTGTCAATTCTGAGAATATAGCATTTCTGGCAGCCTCAATACCAAATGTACGATATATTTCTTGAATATCATTACTAATCGTTTTGGTAGCATCAATAAACTCTAAACTCAATACCTTTAATAGATTTGTACCTACTGTATCAAGCACCCAACTTTCTTGTTTGTTATAAATACCTTCTTCCAAAACAACAGTGTCTGTTATTTTACGCATCACCACTTTGGATATGTTTTTGACACCACTTAGAATAATATTATTCAATAGATTGTCTTGGAAATTCTTTAGAATATATATTTCATCAGATTGGTCTAATGGATTTGCTTGACCACCCTTCTTTTTACTAAGAATGTTATTTAATCGAAGACGGAAAATCAGTTTATCAGAATTATAATCAGAGTATACACAATGAACATCATCGTCGAAACTATTACTAATGGCAAAATTGATATCATCCATTGTAATGTTCTTATCAAGCATTGATTCTTTATCCATTTCTAATCGAATGATCCATTTTGACTTTGCTTTATTATCGGTTATGGAATGACCAATACAATCAGATACCATGTTCTCAAATTCATAGTATTGTGTAAGTGTATCTTCGTCTTCTTCGATAAGACTATTTAAATCATCTGGGTCAAAGCATATTTCAACAGCACTCACGATTTCTTTCATCTTCGTATACTCAATTTCTGAAATATATTTTTGTACAGATTCGCGAGAACCACTTTCTTCCTTTGGTAAATAAATAGTGACAGAGGGGTTCTTTGGATTTTCAGAGAGTGATAATATCTCTTCAATTCTTGGCACACCACGAGTTACATTTGACTTGGATGCTACACCCGCAAAATGGAAAGTATTCAGGGTCATTTGAGTAGTAGGTTCACCAATAGATTGGGCTGCAATCATTCCAACCATTTCTCCAGGAGCGACAATTGCGTTTTTGTAAACACTAGTAATCATTTCTAACATGGAGATAATTGTCTTACGATTAAATCGTTTTACAAGAAGGAGTTCCTTAGGAGATAAATAGTAATAGTACATTACCTTAAACAATTCAGTAGGAGGTGCATAATAAATCTGTTCCAATTTTCTGTAATTATTTTCAACTAATTGGAATGTTTCTAATGGAGTGATATCTACCATAGAATTTTTGTTGATATTTTGCAATCCTTGAATATTATTCAAAATAGTCTTAAACGATACTGGTATATGGACCATTTTATTAGAGGTGTTATGAAATATGTTGTCTACGATTTTATCACGCATTTCAATCATATAATTAATATATCCTTGGGTTTTGACTACCAATTCATCATTCTGTTTTTTCATACGATTTGTTGCTCCTTTTGTGTAGGTAATCATAAATACATTATTATTATCGGTTTCACTTGGAATATGATAATGTGCGTACAATTCCTCTAATGACATGGCGACAATAGGAAGTACTTGATTCTCAACACGAACTGTATCTATTCCGTCGTCTCCGTAACTGAACTGGACAATTCTTTGTTTGTTATTTCTAACAGTCATGTCATATTCGACTTTTAAATCTTCTAGTCCTTTAATAAGTCTTCTCTGAATATAACCAGTCTGTGAAGTTTTTACAGCTGTATCAATAAGACCGACACGACCACCCATTGCGTGGAAGAATAATTCTTCAGGCGAAAGACCAGATATAAATGAACTTTCAACAAAACCACGAGCAACTGGAGAGTCATCGTATTTTGTATAATGTGGTAATGTACGATTTTCAAAACCATATGGAATTCGTTTACCATCTACTGTTTGTTGACCTAAACAAGAGATCATCTGAGAAATATTAATATCACTACCTTTTGAACCAGCATTGACCATAATGACAAAACGATTCCCTTTTTCCAAACTCTCACGACCAATTTTACCGGCCTCGTTTGTAGCATTATTCAATATATTTGTTACTTGAGTTTCAAACTCTTCTTGATTAGATTTACCTGTTTTGTTTTCAAAAATACCAAGATGTGTTTGGTCTATAAGATTTTTCACATCCTTCTTTTTATTTGTGATTGTATCCGCAATCTTTTCGTTCGTACTCTTATCAGCTATTAAATCACTAATACCAACGCTATAACAGCTTGTCTTCATGTATTCAGTTACTACATTTTGCAAATTATCAACGAAATCCGCAGCTGCCATATTTCCAAAGTAATTACATACACGCTGTAATAGTCCATTACCACCTGAACCAAGAACACTCTTTTCCATCTGTCCGCGGACATATTTTCCAGCCACGATTTCCACAACATGGTTGGATTTACTATACTCTTCTCCACTATCTTCAAACCATTTATTACCAAATTTCATAGTTAATGGTGGCATTATTTGTGACATAATTTCAAAACTAGTTATTTCTTTTGATTTCTTTAAAGCACTTGTGTTTATTTTGTTAAAGGACATTAATAAGTTCATAGCGTCCAGCTGATTAAATTTTATATCTGGTCTTGTAAATCGATATGCTCCAAGCAATGAATCTTGGAACACACCAACAATAGACGCATTATTAGCTGGACTAATTATTTGGTATGGCACTGCTGCCAAATTTTTTAATTCTGCCTCGGACTCTTCATCCTGAGGCATATGTAAATTCATTTCCGAAAATCTTCTATGTCTCCATGGAAGCCGGACTATACCTTGTGCCTTATCCGGTTGATTAAACCTTCATATAAGACCCGTAACCGTCTAGTCTCTGAACCTTCTCCATATCCTATCATAACGGACTTAGGAGCTTGGCTGCGGATTGTCTAATCCCTATACTTTTTTACCATTGGGTACGGCAATTAACCGTGTTCCCCCATTATGTTTCCATTATGGGGTGGTAGTATGAGGCTCTAAAGAAATTCCCGCAATTTGGCTACGTTGCCACTCTTTCATTTCTAATATAAATTGTTTTGCTCTATTTATTGTTTCTTCTATTTTTTCATGTTTTCCTACAAAAGTTGTGATTCTTTTATTATCAATGACGATGCGAACATATTCGGTATTGTTCGTATTATTTTTTAAAACACGAATATACTTATCAACATCCTCATCAACAATTACTACATCTTTAAACCGGTCATATTTTTTTGTCAAATGTTGTTCCTGTACTCGTTTCATTCTTTTTTCACAATTTTCAATGTTACTGTAGAATGACCTTAACTGTTTGGAAATCAACTGTTTTGTGTAGTCACTTTTTGGTAGAGGTTCGTATATTCGTGGCAATGAAATTTCTGTATTCCATATAAAATTACCACTAATATCTGTAAATCCTCTGCCACCATCTGTTAAATTATAACCATTTGGAAATTTAGAATTATATTCACTTATAGATTGTTTTTCAAGTTCATTTAATTCACTTACTTTACAAGTATGAATTAGTTCACAAGTAAAACATTCTTCCCCATATTTTCTTAAAGCCGAATTCAAATACCTTGAATTATGTTTCTTATTTGAATGTGCTTCATGTATATGGTCTTTGAATCTTCCTAAATATCCAAACGGTCTATATTTATCATGGTTTAATCTGTGACTGCGTGTTTGACCAATATAATGTTTTCCATTTGTAGTATTTGTCATTTTGTATATTTCACCAACAACTTTGTCTATTTCATCTTTGTTTAATATCATATTCATACTATTGATATTGTTTATTAATTAGAGCAATTTTTATTTTTATATTAGTTTGAAAGAATGACTAGATGATTATATTAGTAATATGTACCTTTACACGAAATACATTTACTAGTAGACTTTACACCGTTTTCCCCAATAAGTATATCTACAACTTATTGAGCGGTCACCTGTTGGGGACAAAATCTATCCCCGTCAAAATCGGCATTGTATGGTTTTGTGTCAGCAACATTCATGCGAAAGGTATCACCCTTGTACATAATAACTGCTATATGACACATCATACTCATTCTATGAAGGGTGGGTTGTCTGTTAAATAACACCCCATCACCATCCATCATGTGGCGATGAACAATATCACCATTTTCCAATTGGATATTTTCTCTATCCGCATACCGAAGGGTAATTTGTTCACCATTTTTCTTCTCCAATATCTTGGCTCCAGGGTAATCATCTGGACCATTTCTAACCAACTTAAGTAAGAATTTTTTATTCATGTCATTTACGGTGACAGGCTTTGTAATATTTTTGGCAACTTTCAATGGAATACCCAATTCACGAATTGATAAATTTGGATCAGGAGTAATAACAGAACGGGCTGAAAAGTCAACACGCTTACCCATAAGATTACCTCTTACACGACCACCTTTTCCATTCAATCGTTCTTTAATAGATTTGAGAGGGCGTCCAGAACGCTGTGCAACGGATGCTACACCTGGGATTTTATTATCTACCTGAGTAGCCACATAGTATTGTAAAACTGTATGCCAATCATCGACAATATTCGCATTTGCATTTTCTTGTATTTTTTCTTGAAGTGTTTTGTTTGCTTTGATAATATTTACTAAAATATGACTTATATCATCCTCGCTTCTTTGTTGACCATCCATTTTAATAGAAGGACGAACTGCGGGGGGTGGAACAGCTAGTACTTGACAAACCATCCAATCAGGTCTGGAAAACACAGGACTAAAACCCATAAAATTCACATCGTCGTCGGATATTCTGCGAAATATTTTTAAAACAATTTCTGGGGTCAGCTTCATATTCAATTTATCTGTATCATCTTCATTAATTAAACCATTTATTTTGTCCCATTCAGCAAATAATGTGGCTAAACCCTCTTTCTTAATTTTTTTGGGCTGAAGACATCCGCAACCATCATCGCTATCCTCGCCACATCTGGTGACCTTACTAGCTAATTGAAATACATAATTCCATCGTTCATCTGCGTTCATTTTCATTGCTTGTTTATAGTTTTCTTTACTGATTTTCAACTTGCTACATTTAATACAAACACTACGAAGAATCTTCATAATGGTGTTTAAATATTGAATGTAAAATACAGGTCTAGCTAATTCAATATGCCCAAAATAACCGGGTGTTTCCATATAATCTAAACCATCGGTTGGACAGATTAATCCAGGTTCAAGCACACCCATACGAGGATCAAATAAGCCCCCAATCACTGGTTTGTTATTAATATATGTATCCCTGGATGTAATCTCTGCCACAGAACCTCTGCGAATTTCATCCGGACTTAATATACTAAATTGTATCCCAATAATTTTTGCACTCTTTTGCTTGGGAATGGATTCATTAGAATGACTTGCCATGCTTCCTTATAATATTAGTTTATATTTAACTTCTTTTTATTCATCAATTTTTTAATAAAATACAATTTCAAAATTTCAAATGTTACTTAAAAAAAATTGAACTTAAAAAGTATTTTAAGTTTTATATAAACATTAGAACAATGCCTATTCAAAAGGAACAATCTACCAAAGCTGGAACCAAGAAATACCAGACAAGATCGTCTGGTCCGGTTGGCAAATTAAAAAAAAATGAGGAGTCTGACAGTAGTGGAGAAGAAGACGATAATAATAGCTGTAATGGTGATAGTGAAAGTGAGGGTGAAAATATGGACATGCATGAATATCGCAAAATGATAAGCAAAATATTTCCATCTAAATTCATGACAAATAAGGTGAAAACTGAAGCTAAACTTTTAAAAAAATTAGAAGAAGAATCACAACATGAGTCTGAAGAATATGAGGATGACGAAGACGATGACGATGATGAAGAAATCGTTGAGAAAAAGGAGATTAGTAAAAAGAAAAAACAAATAAAAAGATACGAGTCTAAGAAAACAAAATCAAAAACGAATCGTTTAAAAAAGAAATCGAAAAAGGAAGAATCCGAAAGTGAAGATATTGAAGAAACTGAAGACGAAGAAGACAGTGATGATGAGGACGATAGTGATTCTGATGAAGGTCAAGCAATTGAATTGGTCGGAAGAGATGGAAAGAAAGCGTTTAATATTATTTTCACAATTGGCGACAAGTCACAAAATGAATATGATAGTGAAGATGATAGTGAGTATGAAGACGAAAGTGATAATGATAGTGAAGATGATGAAAGCGATAGTGATAGTGAAGATGAAGAAAATAATACGACAAGTAAAAAACAAAATCTAGAAGATGAACGCGTAAAACAAGAAGAGACATTCGCTGAAATCAGAAAAACATTTGAGGGGATTTTGGAAAAGGATCCTAGTAATAAAATAGCCAAAAATGGATTGAAAGACTTAGAATCAAAAGAAAAAAAAGCAATGCGCGAGTATGAAAAGAAAATGAAATCACAAAAGGGAAAGAATGTGAAAAAATTCAAGGATTTAGTGAATAAAAAAAGCCTAATGAATGATTATAAATATTTCAAGGATAATTTATCATTCGAAGAGCAAACAAAGGTACTTAAAGAGGTTGAAGAAATTAATAAAATCAATATTGTTCAAAAACCATATCGACTTACCTTACTAGAATCTGATATCCCAATCCATCTAAAATCGGTTGCTTTAAATAAGATTTCATCACTCCGTCATATGGAGCCAGGAAATGGCGAATATTACAAAATTAAGAATTGGGTGGACACATTCATGCAAATCCCATTTAATCGTTATAGAAGTTTACCTCTGACAATTGATGATGGTATTGAACAATGTCATGAATATATGGCACAATCAAAACATGTTCTTGATACTGCTGTATATGGTCTCAATGATGCAAAGTTACAAATCATGCAAATGATTGGTCAATGGATTAGTAATCCATCCGCTATTGGCACAGCTATTGCAATCAAGGGGCCAATGGGAACTGGTAAAACGACATTAGTCAAGGAAGGAATTAGTAAAATTCTTAATCGTGACTTTGCATTCATTGCTCTAGGAGGAGCAACAGATAGTAGCTTTCTTGAAGGTCATAGTTATACATACGAAGGTAGCACTTGGGGTAAAATTGTAGACATTCTTGTAAAGACAAAGTCGATGAATCCAGTCATTTACTTTGATGAACTAGACAAGATTAGTGACACACCCAAAGGTGATGAAATTGCCGGTATTCTAACTCATTTAACAGATACTACCCAAAATAGTCAGTTTCATGATAAATACTTTTCGGAAATAGACTTTGATTTAAGTAAGTGTTTATTCATATTCAGCTATAACGACGAGTCCAAAGTCAACCCAATTTTGTTAGATAGAATGTATAAAATTCAAACCAAAGGGTATGAAAAGAAGGACAAACGCATCATTTCTAAGGACTACCTCATTCCAAAGATTGTTGAACAAGTAAACTTCAAACCAGAAGACATTATTATTCCCGATGAAACGATTGACTACATTGTTGAAAATTACACAGACAGTGAAAGTGGTGTTAGAAATTTAAAGAGATGTTTGGAAATCATTTATACCAAATTAAATCTATATCGCCTCATGAAACCCGAATCAAACCTATTTGAGAATGAAATGACATTAAAAGTCGAATTCCCATTGACGGTAACAACAGAAATTCTTAATAAGTTAATTAAACAAGATGACAATAAAAAATATCTATTTAATACCATGTATGTATAAAAATGAAAATAAAGAATTTACAATATATAAATATAATATGAATATATCTACTGCTCATTCACAATTATGTAAATGTGACAATGGAAATAAAAAAAAACAAAATTATTGCGAAAACGAAATAAACTGTAATACTGTAGATTTTTTATTGAAACTTAAATATGATATTATGAGACAAGAAGCATTCGTAGATGATGTTCAAAACTCAATTTATATTAACCCAAACCAAAATATTAATAATATTAATAATGTATTGGATACACATTTATCTAATAATACTAATACCATCCGCAAAATAGATGCCTATTTAAAATGTATATGTAAACATATAATCAGAGAAGACTATATTGAATCAGGTGTTGATGAAAATATGATAAAAATTAAATATTGTCGGTTATGCGAATTAACTTTTGATGAATAATATTTGATGAAATTTCATAAAATATTATTATTTTAATTAAATTTAATATTTAATTTAATACTCAGCAGGAGCCATTGTGCGATTACCACCACGCTCGTTAATATAACTAACTTGCTCTTGTGTCATACAAGCACAACCGGTACTAGAAGAATAGGTAGATGGACAACATTCTGGTTTGAATTGATTGTCGGCAAACATGTACATTTGACCATCTGGTAAAGGTACAGGAGTACCTTGATTTTGTGAGTGCTTTGTTCTAGAGTCAGCATAACCCATTTTATCTGCATATTGTGTGGCCTTATTAGTCCAGCTGTTAGTAACATCTGAACCCATCTTATAATCTAATGAAGCTCCAATTGTTTGCATACCTTCTATTAATCCAACACGACTACATGAACAAAATAGATGACCTCCTAATATTGCGCCAAGTATAAGACATATCACGACAACTTCTACACGCATTGTTAAACCGCATAATTTAAATTCCATATTATTATATATAATTCTTATATAATAATATTCTTCAAGTTTAAAAATCTATCTAAATATTGGGTTCAGATAATCGTGAAAAATATAAAATCGTTCCTAAAGCCCTGGTATGGGACTTACCATTTTTTTTAGAATCAATACCTGTACAATATATACCATAATACCAGGTATTGCAATTAAAATAAACATTACAGCCAATGGAATCGCAAATGGTAAACCAAATCCGAATGGTATAAGAAATAGTTCATATACTAACATGCTTATGCTGAGTAATAATACAACAACAATTCCTACAATCGAACCAATTAGTGATCGCAGTGTATCATATGTACCAAGTAATGTAAACACACTTGTTGTCATTACACCTTGTGATTTACTTAATAAGTCCTTTATTTTTATTACAATCTTTTGTAATGGAATCATTATATTCATAGAACGATCCATAATCTCACTTGATACACCAGCAACAGACCCACGAATATTACTCGATATTTTTCGTATTGATTGTACTGCTTCACTCAATCCGGATACTATTATGTTTATTGAATTTACTAAATAATGTATTGGAGCAAGAAATACACCGGCAATGTCTTGTAATATATTTTGAATACAGTAATTGAAATTTTCGGCAGTGAAATCATATACACTCATGTCATCTGGACGGTTAATCAATCCAGCAAATGGTATTACGCCTGGATTACATCGCTGATTAAGCCAGTCTGATTTTATTGGTTGTAAATTATTATATATATGGTAATATGATATAGCTACAAAAAACAATATACCAATTAGAACAGTTAACCATAACGAGCCACCGTATTTGTCTAAAAATCCGCTTTTATCATATATATTATTTATAGCGGCTGTTATATTATTATTTACTTTATTAATTGTACTATTATCCATATGTAATTATTATACTATATATATATTTTATATCTGTAATTTTCCCATAAATCTAACCATATCTCCAGGTGGACCATTCCATGATGATTGCATTGTCATTACTGAACCCTGTAAAATATACATCATTGTAGCCATAATACCAATTATTTTACTCATTGTATCTTTTATTTTGACAATGATAAATTGAAATTGAATCAATATATTCAAAAATACACCAAATATACTCTGTACTATACTTGTAATTGAGTTTCGCAACTGGTTGATAAATTCTCTAACCGATTGTATAGAGTTCATAATACCACCAGTTGCCGAATTGGTTACAGACATTGCATAATTCATTGGTTGTAACAAAACACCCATATAGTCTGATTGCATTGTTTGAATACAATATGTAAAGTTTTGTCCAGCATCGTGACCAAATGTTCCAGCGAATGGCATTACCATTGGATTACATCTATATTCTGGCCAATTGTCTTGTACATTCTTAATTCCAACTGCTAAAATATTATAAAAATACATTGCTATAAAAACTAAAACTATAAATATTGATAAAGTAATATCACTGGATTTCATATTACTTTATATAGTTATTTTATTTCCTCTTATTTTGTGTTTATTGTTTTTCACTTTTTGCTTTTCTTTGTCTTCTTTGTCTTCTTTGACTTTTTGCTTTTCTTTGACTTTTTGCTTTTCTTTGACTTCTTTGTCTTCTTTGTCTTCTTTGACTTTTTGCTTTTCTTTGACTTTTTGCTTTTCTTTCCTTGTTTTCTTTTAGAAACTCCACCGCTCATACAGTCCCAAGGTTGTCCATTAACAATTAAACCTACATTATTTGAATTACATTCCCCACCTGATTGTACAGATGTATCTCCAGTTACTGGTGCTGGAATAGAATCGTATTGCGATTGAGCTTTAACTGTTAATACATTTCCGATTGCACTAGAACTAATATTTGTATTAGTTTGGTCACCTGCAGATACTTGTGCACCCATTGGTCGAAATGACGGAACTTGAACAGTATCAGCACTAGCAGTGTTACCTCCTCTTATTTTTTTCATTTTTCTCATTCTTTTCTTAGTTTTTTTCATTGTTTTTTTCATTCTTTTACCACCACTATGTTTGCCATTATTTAAATTTTGTTGTTGTTGTACAGCATTTTGCCTATGAATTAAAGCATTTTGTGCTGGATTAGAAGCACCTTCTAACATTGGTTCAGTGATTACAGCAGGCACTCCTCCATCTTGATGTATTTTATGAAGTTCGTGTGGAGCTAAATGATTATTCATAATATAAATTATAGTAAGAAAAAGTTTAAAACGAACTTTTTATTTGTATATATAAACAAAGATGAACGATTTAGAGAGATTAAATCTACAGAAGATGATTAAAGAGAATGACAGTGAAAACAATACTGACAAAATACGCACACTCAAGCATAGTCTCAAAATTAAAGAGGAGGTTGATGTGCTTTTACAATTAAAAAAGGACTATCATGGATTGGCTAAATCGAACCCATCAGAATTTGATACAATATGTACAAATAAATGCTCCTTTCTATTTAATAACTATACCGACATTTACAATAAGGTTAAAAAGGATGAAATCAATCTATCTATTTTACTTCGTTTACTAAATGTTCTTCATTCAATTGAAGAAGGCGCAGTAGACCAACATGAAGGTTCATTTGAAGTTGGTAAATTGTTAAAGCAAATCTATATTGACAGTGCCCTAAGGAAAGCTGAAAAACTAAATGAGGATACGGATACTATTGAAGCAAAAAAACCAGTTGAGCAAATATCATGGAGTGATTTTAAAAAACAAAATCAACAATAATTAGCAGTTGATGTAAGTAAAATATATATATACAAAATTGATACTATATAAAAATATAAATCATTCTTATATAGTATGGCATATACCCTGTTAATAGTAGAATCACCAGCCAAATGTGGTAAGATCGAGTCTTATTTGGGTAGTGGATATAAATGTATCGCCAGTTTTGGACACATTCGAGAACTACCAGGAATAAAATATATTGATATCGATAATAATTTTAAACCAAATTTCCAATTAATGGATTCAAAGTCGCAACAAATTAATAAGATGCGTACCATGATAAAAAATGCATCCGATGTTCTCATAGCATCAGATGATGACCGCGAAGGAGAAGCAATTGGTTATCACATCGTTGAAACATTCGGTCTTCCACTAACTACGAAACGCATTATATTTCATGAAATTACCAAGGATGCCATTTTAAAAGCAGTTCAACAACCAACCATTTTAAATATGGATTTGGTTCACGCTCAACAAGCGAGACAAATATTGGATGTTATAGTCGGTTATAAGATTAGTCCAACTTTATGGGAACATGTTTCTCGAAATACAAAAACAGGCCTTTCGGCTGGTCGATGTCAAACACCAGCATTGCGGATTGTATATGATAATCAAAAAGATATTGATGCATCGCCTGGTAAAAAGGTATACAATACAACTGGGTATTTTACTCAGATGAATCTAGGATTTTCACTGAATCATAGTTTTGAAATTATTGGTTTTAATACTGAAGTCAATACAATGGAAACTTTCTTAGAAGAATCAGCAGAGTATGACCATATGTATAACTGTTCTAAGCCAAAACAGACAACAAAAACACCACCTAGTCCATTTACAACAAGTTCATTACAACAAAGAGCATCGAGTGAATTAAATATTTCTCCAAAAGAAACCATGTCAATATGCCAAAAATTGTATGAAGGAGGATATATTACCTATATGAGAACAGATAGTACAACATATAGCAAGGAGTTTATTGAAAAGGCAAGTGAATATATCAAAGATTGTTATGGCGATAAGTATGTACACGAGGATGTAAATCGATTAACAGAGAGAAAAGTAGAAAAACCCAAAAAAAATAAAGGAAAAACCAAAGGAAATAAAAACGACAAGGATAATACAGCACAAGAAGCTCATGAAGCGATTCGTCCAACTGATGTAAATGTGACAAAAATAGACGACAAATATTCGTCTAGAGAGAAACGAATGTATTATATGATTTGGTCAACAACGGTTGAAAGTTGTATGAGCCCAGCACTATACCAATCAATCAGTGCAAAAATTAGTGCTCCTATGGAAAAGGAATACAAATACAACAGTGAACTAGTCGAATTTCCCGGATGGAAAATAGTAAAAGGGTATGACAAAGAGAACCCCGAATTTCAGTTTCTCAAAGGATTAAAGGGAAATAGTATAGTAAATTATAACAAGATTATTTCGAAAGTCAGTATCAAAGATTTGAAATCTCATTACACGGAAGCAAAATTAGTCCAATTATTAGAAGAAAAGGGAATCGGTAGACCATCTACCTTTTCAAGTTTAATAGAAAAAATCCAAGACCGTGGATATGTAAAAAAGGAGAATGTCAAGGGGAAAAAAATAAAATGTATTGATTATGAACTGGTTAAAGACGAATTAACTGAAATTGAAAATGAACGCGAATTTGGAAATGAAAAAGGGAAATTAGTCATCCAGTCACTCGGTATATTAGTAGTAGAATTCTTATTAAAGCATTTCGATAAATTATTTGATTATACTTATACGAAAAATATGGAGACTGATTTAGATATTATTGCCAAGGGTAATAAAATATGGCATACATTATGTAATGAATGTTTACAAGATATTGAAGAGTGTTCGAGTGAATTAAAAACAGCAGATAAAGAGATTATTCAAATAGATAAGGACCATGTATTCATGATTGGTAAATATGGACCAGTTATAAAACGAAGTGTAGATGGAAACACTACATTCTTACCTGTAAAAAAAGACATTGATATGGAAAAATTAAAAGGTCTAGAATATAAATTAGACGATATTGTCGAATCGCAAGTATCGTCAAACAAATGTATTGGAAAATATAAAAAAAAAGATGTTGTATTAAAAAAGGGCAAGTACGGCAATTATGTAGAATGGGGGGACAGTGAAAAAAAGTCTCTTACTGGGTTACAAAAAGAATTGGACGAAATTACATTAGATGATATAATTCCATTGATTGAAAATAAAACATCATTGAATCAATCGGTCATTCGTACAATAAATAGTGATATTAGTATTCGCAGTGGAAAATATGGAAATTATATATTTTATAAAACACATAATATGAACAAGCCAAAGTTTATAAAATTAGCCGGATTTAAAGGCAATTACAATACTTGCCCTGAAGATGAAATCGAACAATATGTTGCGAATAGTAAGTAAATGTTGTGAAGAATAAGTAACTATTGTGAACTTTAGTCTTCATAGATAGATACAACCCATATCATCGCCGTGCCTAAACAAATTCCTACTATTACCCCTGGCATAATATATCTACACATTTTTAGTTTACACATTTGAAGATTTAAGTGATAAACATTTCTGGTGGTACACGGACTTCATAATCTCTAGCAATTTCATCTTTTAATAAATGAAATGCAACTGTAAAATTAAAATTATTGTCTTTGAATTCAACTAATCGTCCATCGTGATAACGAAATTTGAATTTTAATTTTCTCACCTTTTCTATTGGTGGGAAATATTGAGTAATATTTTGTAAAAATTTAGTTCTGGAATCAAATATCTGGGTTCCTGGACCACTTGTGACGGGTATTTTAGCAAAGGCCGAATTGATTTTACCATTGTAATCATTATTGTACATGTTATTTGTTTTTTCAGAATAAGGGTTCAATTCGTCCATGCTATTGAATTTATCCAGCTCCATATAAATTGCACTGTCGCCATGAATAGACGGTGTTAACGGTGCAGATATATAATATGCATGAGGTGTTTGACCTGTAGGTAATATTGTTTGGTCTGGTATTAGCCATTCTGTTTTAGGATCGGTATAATCAAATGTTTGGGTATTACTTGTTACAATTCCAGTATACTGCTCTTTCTTAAATCCTAAGAATGAAGGTAGTCCCCAATTGGTATAATGTTCCCATACATCGCCATAGTTATCACCTTGTGCATTATTACAGGATATATCGTAAGTTACTTTTTTTTGAAATTTAAATATAAAATTGTCGAATGTATTACCAAAATAAAATCGTTGACCCACATTATCATAATATACTTTGAATCTATCATAACCACTAGTAATGCCTTTACTAATTAAATATGTATTGACCACTTGATTCAATCTATTCTCAAGTTCATTGGCCATCTCATCAGATGTATACGAACCTTCATGAATCGTTATCGTAAATGGCGTATCTACCATCTGCCCTAATGCCAAGTATTCTGGCGTGTTTGTAGATACTTTAGGATCTAAATAAAAGGAAATTTTTGTATTTTGTTGATTGTTACTAAATATATATTGGTTGTTTGGTAATCCAATTTCTACTAATCGAACAGATTGGATATTTGTCAAAGCATCTGGTAGTTCAATTTCAAAGTGATTTGATTGGGGCCATTTTTTTATGTCACGATCTTCGCTATGTATTGTTACTAATTGTTTATCTAAAACATATGTATTTTGTCTTCTAATTAGTTGATGCTCATTATTAACATTATATTGAGGAAATCTACTCATTTATATTGTAAAAAGAGAAATAATTTATCATCTTTCCATGTATATTCGTGTTGTAGATGTAATATTCAAGATACAGGATACAGGATACAGGAAATAAAAAAAATAGTATTATATTCTATATAAAATGAAATATAATGCAAAAAATAAAAAATCATCTATGATTGGTGGCAATGGCCTTAGTGGAGCCATGAAATATAATATGGATTTATTTTCAATATTGGCTATGGTTGGTATCATAATCAATGTAATATTTGTATACTTTGGAAATAATATAGCGACATCTACTATATGGACATATGGCTTTAGTATATTAGCACTATGTGGTATTACATTATTTTCTTTTGGTAACTCGACATCGGGAGATGGATTTTTTAAAAAACTGTTAACTACAGCTTTACCAGGAATATTAATTATAGGTATATTATCAGCAATATTATATCAAAATATAGCTTTTTTCGGTCAAATTAATGAAGGTAAAGTGCCTGATGAATATTATACATATTCAGGAATAACTTCATTTCTTATTATTATTCAGACTATCATTGTAATTAAGTATTTAAAGAATGTATTAGGTGGTTCACAAGATAATACTGAATCAGGTTCCCAAATGAGTAATGAACTATATAATATTAATTTTATATTTACCATTGCCAATATCGGATTCATATCTATATTACAAGTTATATTGAAACTATTTTCAACAGGTGGATAACTTATAAGTGACACCGTACTCAGTTTCATTTTCCCATATACCTGATATTTTTAATATAAAAGATGTATGATAACTTTGATTTCGATTGACATTGTGATTAACATTGTGATTGTGATTGGGTATATTCAATGAACTATTCGAATTGTCGGAATTATTATAAATATTTGGCTGGTTAGGAAATATCTTAATAATACCACTTTTTAAAGTGTCATATATTATTATTTTTTTTGATTTTGGCTTACTACATACATATTTATCTAGTATATTTGATTCTATACTATATATTTTATTCAGTATTGCATTGTTATGAACATTGGTTACATCATAAGTGTATTTGATTTTCTTAAAGTACAATTCACTACTCGTTACATTTATATCCATATTTAAATATAGTCCATTTAATGTTACTAATTGATTCGAATATAATATCTTTATAAACATACTATTATCCATAATTGTATTTACAATAGGTTCCATAAAATACAAATTTTCTATATTAAATTGAGAGTCTGATAGAATAATATTCATAATGTTATACATAATGGGTTCATATCTTTATTCTGTTTCTGATTATATATAACATATTGTTATTGATTCGAATATAGTTGAGTGGGTGGGTACATAAAAAGTATTTATAACTGGTGTGTATACAAAAAGTATTTATAACTGGTGTGTATACAAAAAGTATTTATAACTGGTGTACATTTAAAGATTTCTTATACCTATTATTATATGAAATTTTTAGAAACTCATTTTATAGATTATATTCAAAGTTATGATAAATGTTGCCTTCATCCAACTCTAAAAAAAACTTTTGCTAATTTTCCAAATAAATTAGAAAGCCTAAAAAATATTATGTTTTATGGACCATCTGGTGTAGGTAAATATACCCAAATGTTATGTGCTATTAAAAAATATAGTCCATCTAATTTAAAATACGAGAAAAAACTCACATGTACTTACAACAAAAATAATTATTATTTTAAAATTAGTGATGTCCATTTCGAAGTAGATATGGGATTGTTAGGATGTAATGCAAAGTTATTATGGAACGAGATATATGGCAATATGGTTGATGTGTTGTCATCCAGAACAAATAAATCGGGTATTATCGTGTGTAAAAATTTTCATAAAATTCATGGAGAATTATTAGAATGTTTTTATAGTTATATTCAGCAAAATAGTAATAATGTCACTGATGTAAAATTCATTTTTTTAACCGAATCTGTATCTTTTATTCCAGATAATATTATGAACACATTTCAAGTTATTTCTGTACCTAGACCTACAAAGACTTTATATTCGAAAATAAGTGGACAAGCATCATCGTTATTAATACCATCGGAAATAACGAATATCAAAAATATAACTACATCTACCCCATCTATGCAACATAATATGAATATCTATGTAGAACGTGTTTACTCGATTATCAAAAATCCAGATTCTATCAAATTCATTTCGTTCAGAGACATCATGTATGATATTTTTATATATGATATTGATATAGGCTTTTTTGTATGGGGTCTGTTTACCAGAATTATAAAAGATAAAAAATTAAACGATAACCAATTATCTGATTTATTTATTGAGGTATTTACATTTTTACAATACTTCAATAATAATTATAGACCCATTTATCATATAGAGAAATTTATATACAATATAATAAATAAAATACATGGATTTTAATGAAGCCTGTTTAAATCTAAATTTGAATACCCAATTCACTTCGACCGAATTGAAAAAACAATATAGATTAATGTCGTTAAAATTTCACCCCGATAAGCATATGCCTGATAAAGATGGATTTTATTGTAACAAATTTAAAAATATTGCTGAATCTTACGAGTATCTATCTAAATATCTAGAACAGCGCGATGGAATAAACGGTGAAGATAACAATAGTGAAACTGATAATAGTTATAATTCTTTATTTACCAATTTTCTCTCTTCGTTCTTCTTGAAAGACCCAATTCAGGTTCAGAATGTATTACAAACAATAATAAATGATTGCAATAATCTATCAGTTAAAACATTTGAAAAGATGGATAGAGAAACAGCGATTAAGTTATTTGAGTTTATTAGCAATTATCACCATATATTGCATATTTCATCCGAAACGGTGGACAAGATAAAAAATATCGTCAATCGTAAAGTAGAAAATGATAATATGGTTATATTAAATCCATTATTAGACGATCTATTAGTGGACAATATATATATATTGCATTTTGAAGAGCAGAAGTATTATATTCCGTTGTGGCATGATGAATTATATTATAATCATAAAAATAATCAATTAGTAGTTAAATGTATTCCTGAATTACCAGAGAATATCTCTCTAGATGGTGACAATAATCTCATTATTACAGTCGAATATAAATTAGAACATGTCATACAACACGATACAATCAATTATGTTTTAGGAAAAGACACATTGAAAATCCCAACGAGAGAATTGTTTCTGCGTAAAATCCAGAAGTATGTATTAAAGGGATGTGGTATTTCTCTCATTGACCATACTGATATGTATAATAATAAGCGTAAGTCGGATGTGATTTTTGTCATACATATACTATATTAGTTGCCTACCCTACATTAATATATAACACAGTTATGTTATATATTAGATGACTCAAGGCAATATAATATTACTTGTTATTCCAAATCCATCGCTCTAGTGCAACTTTTTATTTTTATAGGAGTTATCATATTTCAAGTTTTGGACATGAAAAGTATGTCCATTTTTCTATATTTCAAAAAGAGAATTGAAAAAAGTTGTAAAAACCGGGTTGTGACGATAATGCTTTGATTCCAAATTTTTTCATTTTCATTTTGTTATTGAAAAAAATTATATAATTTTGAAAGGATTTAGGCATTTTTTTCTACTATCATATAAATGGTATATAATGATAGTAAAAAAATGCCAAAAAATGCCAAAAAATTCCAATGTATTGATTGTGACTTTATATGTAGTAAAGAAAGTAATTGGAATAAACATATTCTCACTAGAAAACACCAAAATGGTATGAAAATGGTAGGAAATGATAGGAAAAAATGCCAAAAAATGCCAAAAAATGCCGAGTTCATATGTGATTGTGGCAAAAAGTATAAATGGGATAGTGGATTATATAGACATAGAACAGCATGTCATATTTATTTGTCTGGTAATAATACGATTGTTACAAACAATTCTGAACAATCAATAAATGAATATGATTGCGAAAATACCAACAATCTATCAGATAGTACTGATACAAATACACAAATAAATATAAACAAAATGTTTGCAATGTTTACACAAATGATGACTCAAAACCAAGATTTTATGAAAGATGTTGTCGGAAAGGTACAGGGAAATTACACAAATAATAGTACAAATACAACAAATAACAATAACCAATTCAATATTAATATGTTTTTAAATGAACAATGTAAAGACGCCATGAATATAAGTGATTTTATACGGTCATTACCTATTACTGCAGAACATTACGAAAATACGAAGAATAACGGGCTTACAGACACATTAGCTAATATGATGGTAGATGGATTAAACAATATGGACATAGTTGAAAGACCAATACATTGTACGGATCAAAAGAGAAAGGTCATGTATGTCAAGGACAATGATAAATGGGAGAGAGATAATAATCATAAGATAATAACCAAGAATGTATCCGACTTGGCCAAGCTTCAGAGAACCATGGTAAAATTATGGCAAGAAGAAAACCCAAATTTCAAAACGGTAGAAAATCTACAAACAGATTTCACCAATATCCTATTTAATCTCTTTACATCAGTCGAAGAGAATAAAAAAGAACTATCTAAAATACTCAAGGCAGTGACCGACACAACCTATCTGGATGAGGATATGAAACAACAATTACTCACTTGTTAAACACTGGTTAAACACTGGTTAAACACCTACATTCAAATACGGTATATAATATTAACTTATTAGATGACTCAAGGCAATATAATATTACTTGTTATTCCAAATCCATCGCTCTAGTGCAACTTTTTATTTTTATAGGAGTTATCATATTTCAAGTTTTGGACATGAAAAGTATGTCCATTTTTCTATATTTCAAAAATAGAATTGAAAAAAGTTGTAAAAAACGGGTTGTGACGATAATGCTCTGATTCCAAATTTTTTCATTTTCATTTTGTTATTGACAAAAAATATCATTATTTGCGAAAAGGATTTAGGCGTTTTTGTTGTAAGTCTAATATATACTTCCATGGCTGACAAAAGCGCGCCAAAAAACGCCAAAAAATTTAATTGTGGTAAATGTGACTTTCATTGTAGCAAGCAATCAGAGTGGAATAGACATGTCATGACACTGAAACATCAAAATGCTGACAAACGACTTACAAATGCTGACAAAAGCGCGCCAAAAAACGCCAAAAACGCCAAATCATTCAAATGTGATTGTGGAAATACCTACGTACACAGACAAAGTTTACATAAACATCAAATTAAATGCTCCATACATGTAGGGACAGGCGATACACAATTGGTCGGTGGTCTAGTAGAAGAGAACTCACTAACAGAGAAAATGATTGATTTGATAATGTCTAAGAATCAGGAATTTCTTAGTGAATTTATGGATAAAATGGTACATATAATGCCAACAATTCATAATACAGATAACAGTACTACCAATATGACAAATAATAACCAATTCAATATTAATATGTTTTTAAACGAACAATGTAAAGACGCCATGAATATAAGTGATTTTATACGGTCATTGCCTATTACTGCTCAACATTTTGAAAATACAAAGAATAATGGGCTTACAGACACATTAGCTAATATGATGGTAGATGGATTAAATAACATGGAGGTCATTGAACGACCAATACATTGCACTGATCAAAAGAGAAAGGTCATGTATGTCAAGGACAATGATAAATGGGAGAGAGATAATAACCACAAGATAATAACCAAGAATGTATCCGACTTGGCAAAGCTTCAGAGAACCATGGTAAAATTATGGCAAGAAGAAAACCCAAATTTCAAAACGGTAGAAAATCTACAAACAGATTTCACCAATATCCTATTTAATCTCTTTACATCAGTCGAAGAGAATAAAAAAGAACTATCTAAAATACTCAAGGCAGTGACCGACACAACCTATCTGGACGAGGATATGAAACAACAATTACTCACTTGTTAATGGTAAAAACCAAATGTTCTTTTCAAACAATAAAAATTCGTATTTTATTGTTTGAACAAATTATTTATGAAAATGATAATCTATATCTTCAATGGAAAGGTCATCCCAATCCATATATTTAATATTATTTGCGTTACCGACCCACAGACCAGCTTTACCATCTTCAGAAATCCATTCGTTTTTTATCCAAGATAATGGATATTTATTCACAATCGCATCAATAAATTGGATATCTGGTTTCCAAGCAGTTATAAAATCGAGCCTTACTCCTAATTTATTAGATTGTATTACATTCAGATTTGGTATTTTATTAGAAAAATCTTGTAAAATATTTACAATATCAGTTTCACAAGTAGAGGTAATTGTTAGACGATTTGAACAGTCATTTGGCATTATGCTTTAAATATAAAAATATTTTTATATTGTTTGTATACCAAATAATAATAAAAATGAATGAAAAGGATTATATTTTTAAAAATTGAATTCATTCGGTTCTATTGAATGTGTATTATATCAAATTGAAAACAAAATGAATAATCAAAGCAATTCCAAGTTTTATGTGGGTGATTGTGCTTGTGAAAAAAAAACAAGTATAACCAATCTGGTGATTCAATGTGAATATTGTATAAATTGCCACGATAGCCAATATTATGATAATACATGTCATCAATGCTCATGTATTAATGTTAAAGTAGTCAATTATATATGTAATACTTGTGCCAAGTTACGCGATGGGATAGACGAATTAAACGAAGAGTTAGACAAAACAGTATTTCAAATGGTAGATGAAATCAAACAATTTTCAGAGTGTAGAGAGAAACTCGAACATATTAACACGATTTCCATTAAATTACGCCAAATGAATCGCAAATTATTGGAAAATATTATACCCTCACCGTAAATAAATTAAAAATTGATTGCATTAATAGAACTGATATAAATAGTAATAAAGATGTCAACTAAAACAATGGAGTCAAAAACAAGCGACGAAACAGAAACATATTTAAATGATAATACAATTCATATATTAAACGCCGATTGCATGTCAGAAATAGAAAAATTGGATGACAATAGCATTGATTGTGTAATTACAGACCCTCCTTATTTTATAGATAAGTTGGATAATGAATGGTCTTCGACCGCTGTCAACAATGATAAAAAAAATAGCCATGTCAAACATTTACCAAAAGGAATGAAATTTGACAAAAAACAAGTGAAAGACTTGTACGATTATTATTTAAATTTATCAAAATTATTGTTTAAGAAAATGAAACCAGGCGCTTATTTCTTGTCATTCTCGTCGCCTCGATTATACCATTCCATTGCAATGGCTTGTGAGATAGCAGGTTTTGAAATTCGTGATATGATTAATTGGACTTATACACAAACGATGCCCAAAGGAATGTCTATGACACATGTTATCAAGAAAATGAAGATGAGTGATGAAGAGAAAGAACAATTAATAGAAGAATACAAAGATTTTAAAACCCCACAAATACGCTCTTGTTTTGAACCAATTTGTGTAGCAATGAAACCAATTGGAAAATTAACATTTATTAAAAATGAACTCCAATTTAAAACCGGACTATTAGATTTCTCGCAAAAAGTAGGCGTAAACGGAGATCGTGTTCCAGCAAATATTATTACCACAGAAGAATACAATGATTCCTATGATAAAAATTTTATGATTTCAAAACCAACGAAAAAAGAAAAGGGAGAGAAAAATACACATATAACAGTGAAGCCTATCGAACTTATGGAACATCTAGTCAAATTATTTAGTAAATCTGGGGCAACGGTATTAGACCCATTTCTTGGTAGCGGAACAACCGCCATAGCATGTAAAAATACAAATAGAAAATGTATAGGTATAGAATTAAATAAAGAATATTATGATATTTCAGTTGATAGATGTAACAGTATTTAACAACATAAATCATGCCTATTATTTAACCATTTTTTTAATTCAATCAGCTGTGGTTTTGTGTATGGATTATCACCATTTTTATCAAGTTGGAATAATGTTGATGGTGTAGGTATTTTTGTTAAGGTATCGATAAATATATATCTATCACGATATTTTGCTTGTATAGGTGGTTGTAAAACCAAATTGTTTAGTGAATTATCAACTGATTCTGGGTTCTTATGACCAAGTTCCCATTTATTGTTCGGCACATCACAATAATCAGTATGAATAGTTGATTTAATTTTTTCGATTTCATTTAATTTGTCTTCTTCTGATAACTCTTTCCCGAAATTTTTTCTCATTTTATGTTTGTTGGATAAGGCATAAGGTACAAGTATATAATTCTTTCCTCGCTCATTACTGGTTTGTATGCCCCATTGTTCATGTTTATTAAATAATTGAATGCTATCTCTCGTTGGAATATTAAATTTATTTACAATTTTGTCAGTATCTTCACGGGTCCAATAACATGATGGGTTGTCTAACATAAGTGCCAAAGCCTTGCCATTGCCAGTATCTAACTTGGGTGGCTTTAATTTATGTTCTTCTACAAAATTCATAAATTCAATTGGATATTGAGTAGGAATTTGTGTAATTGTATCAACAGCAATGCGATTCATAATGGAAATCATATTTAAGTATATGAATAAATAAACGATTATAATAAATAAATATAAAAATGTCTCAATTCAATTTTTTGTATTATAGTACCCTTGTAGATTTACACCTGTTCTCATTCAACGCACTCAAATGTATGTTCTAATTTGGTCGCTTCCAAAAACATGTCCTGAACCTTTCATATCAGTATAACATATTTCAAATTCATTATTGGCAGACCAGTTATAATCATAACATAACATTACATTTGGTTGATTTTCAAACGCAAACTCAAAATAAAAACTTGTATCAACTGGACTTGTATCAGTATCTTTCATAATTGTCTGTTTTTTATGGATAATCGGTGCGATTATATTGTATCTTTCATCGTATTTATGGATTACATTTACATATTTATGATAATCAATGCTATTCTTTGTTTTATATTTATACTTGATCTGTCCATCATAATCAAGTATGATATTTACTAATTCGTATGGAAGTTTTTTACACAATTTATCTATCTTATTAGTATCAGTTTTATTGCTGATATAATTTTGTTTGTTATATTTAAATAATATATAGTTTAAAAATGAAGCAATCATATTATTATATTGTGTAATACAAAAATATCTTTATATTACTAATTGAATGTAGGTTGAGTCAGTGTGTAAAATAATACGAAACAAAAATAAGTGGATTTCACCTATTTTTGTTTCTTTTTTCTGTATTTGTTTCTTTTTTCTGTATTTGTTTCTTTTTATAATTATTTAGATTATGCTTATGCTGTCTTCTTGACAACCTTCTTGACAACCTTCTTCTTAACTGGTTCGGGTGCTACGACCTCGACAAGAGGTGGTGGTGATTCCTCTTCTTCATCTGAATCTTCGACATTTGTATTAGATTGTTCGTTATCAGATTCCTCTTCAACCTCATCATCGTCATCAGCAGTTGTTGATTCCTTAATAAGCTTATTCTTATCATCTTGAGACAAGAATACATGGCAAGTTCCTCTCATAGTTGCCTTTGGTTTAACAATACCCTGGAATAGCTTCCAGGTCACACCAAATTTGCCATTGACAAACCAAAGACCACCACATAAGATAACTAGAGCAACATGTGAACCCTTGGCAATCATATCTTTAGGTGTTTGTGAACCACCTTCTGGGTCTGGAAAGATTGGTTGTTGGTCAATATTGTACAACTCAGTCTTCCATTCACCTTCCCAATAAGGGATCTTCACGATTAGGGTAGGAGATCTATCATAATCGTGTTCACCAGTATCCTTATTCTTAGGATACTTCAGCATAGGGGTCCATAAAGCATCAATTGTGTCTTCACTCATCTTTGCCTTACCGAACCATTCCTTTGAATTGGCAATTGCATCTGCTTTGATTCTCTTCTCAAAAGCAACCATGTTATCCAAGAAGTTAGTAGTCTCTTCCTTAGCATACTCACTGCTAGGGAATTGAAGAGCCATGTCGTATGTTAGTCTACCACTCTTCTCATCCTCATGCTCGTTAATACCCCATGTGAGCATAAGAGGTGTTGAAATATAAGTTGCTGTGTTAGCACCGCTATTCAGAATACCAACACTCTTACCGCCTCGGGCATCAACCTTTAGCTTGGAGTATTTGACATCGGATGTGGGGTTAAAATCTGCGCCTGAAAGAATTGTCTTAGAACTTGCCATTGTATATAGTATACTATACCATAAGACCATTTCTTTAAATCAATTTTTTTTTAAATAGGTATTAAATCATATATGGTGACATATGTATATCACAGCGATTATGGTATAGGTTGTGTTTTATTATTATTAAATCATGAAGACCCAAATATGTAATTAAATACATCGATTATTGTATCAATATATATATGTGTGATGATATATAGGTAATAACACTATTATAATGATATAAATAATTTTTCTTATCTTATAATAATGGGCCCAAATAATATACATACAGATAATGTAATTACAAATGAAAGTAAAACGACTCATAAGACAAAACAAAAGACGGTAACAAAACAAAAAATAAAAGTAGCGGATTCAGATTTTAAAATATTAAAGATGAACGAATATGCTGAAATTAATTATTACCAATATAAGGTTTGTCAATTAAAAGAAATGTGTAAATTCTACAAATTAAAAAAAACTGGTAACAAGGATGAATTAAAAAGCCGATTATTTTCATTTCTTAGATTATCTCTCTACGCTACTGTTATACAGAGAATATGGAGAGGATGTTTAGTTAAAGAGTATATTAAATGCATTGGACCATCTTTGAAAGATAGAAGTATTTGTGTAAATGATACAGACTTTGCTACATTAGAACCATTGGACGAGATAAAATACATACAATATTATAGTTTTACAGGAAGTAATAATTGCTATGGGTGTGATGCATATTCCCTTCATAATTTAATTAATAAACCAAACACGAACTATAATGGAAATTCGATCCAAGAGATACGAAATCCATATGATAGAGAGATAATAACAAGAGAACAAATTAACACATTCAATAGATACTTACGGATAGCAAAGGCATTAAGAATACCTGTAAAAATAAAAGACGATGATACTGATATCATCAGTCCTAAGAAAAAAATGGAAATGAGGGTCATTGAATTGTTTCAATTTATTAATGAACTTGGTAATTATGCAGACAGTCGGTGGTTTACAAATTTACCAAGACATATGTTAGTGTTATTTATAAGAGAGATGTATGATATATGGCACTATCGTGCACAATTGTCACAACAAACAATGCGAGATATTGTCCAACCACATGGTAATCCATTTACAGGAATGTCATTACATTTAGCGCAATCACAAAGTGATGATTTTTTAAAGAATACTGCATTAAGAATTATCGATTTTTTAGTAAAATCGGGACATACAAATGAATTTCGAGCATTAGGGGCATATTATGTTTTAGCAGCATTAACATTAGTAAGTGAAGACGCTAGAAACGCATTACCGTGGTTATATCAATCTGTTGCTCATTAAAAATGCGTTTTATCCAATAAAATATTTAGAATTAATTAGAATTATTTAGGAAACTTTCTTATGATAACCAATAAGAACATAATATATTATATTATGCGTAAAAACACTTAAATAGATATGTCTTATTAGTGTATAATGGTAAAGACTACTAAGACTACTACTCCCAAGACAGCAGCTAAGACTGCTCCCGCTCCTACTCCTTCCACAGCACCAGTTGTTGAGGCTGCCACAGTTGCTACTGAAGAGGCCGCACCAGAGGCATCAACTGTATTCGACCAATTCTCTGCATTTATGGGTAAACTTCAAGCAGTAAGCGCATCCATGTCTTCTCTTCGTACTGAGTTCAGAGGACTTGAGCGTCAAGTTAGTCGCGAGCTTAAGGCTGCTGCCAAGATTACTGCTAAGCGCAAGAGAAAGACAGGTAACCGTGCTCCTTCTGGATTTGTCAAGCCTACTCTTATCTCTAACGAACTTGCCTCTTTCTTAGGCAAACCAGTTGGTACTGAGATGGCACGCACAGAGGTCACTCGCGAGATTAATTCTTACATCCGTGAGCACAAGCTTCAAGACAAAGACAATGGTCGCAAGATTATCGCTGACAAGAAGCTTACTGGTCTTCTCAAACTCAAGAAGGGTGACGAGCTCACCTACTTCAACCTTCAAAAGTATATGTCTCCCCACTTTGCCAAGGCAGGTGATAAGGCAGTTGCTTCTGCTTAAGTCGTAGAAATATAATCAATCAAATAAAAATACCCCAACAAACAATACAACCAACACGATAGAGCGTAAGTTAATTATTATTAGATGTATATCAAAATAATTAAATGTATAAAAATATACATTTAATTATATAACAATTTGGGATGTTTATCATTTCATTATCATTTCATTATCAATTCAATCAATAAATACAAAATGTTCACTTGACATGATTGTTTTTAAATTACTTATATGGAGGGGACCATTTGCTATTTTGATGTTTTCATACTTTTTATACTCGGGCATGTCAGTTAACGAGAACATATTTAATGTGTTGTATAACTCTTCAATATTATCAATATAATTTGTATGCAATTCTAACCATTTATAGAAATCAGTACATTCGCTTTTTTTATATCTTTTGAAATACTTTACTGTAGTCATTAGATTCGTTCCATTGTTAATATTAAAATTATAATCTGTTCCTGAAATAATCGTAATATATTGAAACTCTGGTAATGTCATTTTAAGTTCGCTTAAGATTCCTGATAAATCATACATAATTGTTGTTTTTTTTAATAAACTCAAATATCTCAGTACGCGACCACATCCATAAACAAATAGATCCATATCTTCACTTAGACAAGCATAAGCCTTATTTTTACACACCATTTTTGCACATAATTTATCAGCTTCTCCAATTGCGTCGATATATGACACACCGTACGCTTTTATTAATGTTTTGACATTTTCAATATCACTATGATGAATACGAATAAATTGTTTTTTTAATGCATCCATGTTCTCTTTTATTTCAGATTTGTCGATATCATAATCTTCGTCATGGTCCAATTTATCCTGTAATAGATTGTATTTTCTCTCGGCATCTTTTTTGTCTGTTTTGCGTTGTTTTAATAGTTCATCCTTTTCTTTTGGTGGCTTACCATCAAATACAAAGAGTGGAATGATATTGTACTCACGAAATATTGATATCATTAAGTAAAAGTTTTCTAATAGACAACCATCACCCATAAATCGATACAAATAAATACTCGTATCTATCACTATTTTCTTACCACTTAATGCCGAAATATGAATTTTTTGAATAGATTTGTCACACGAAGTTTGCAGAAACCTATTTAGATTTTTAATACCCATATATGCGGTTTATTAGATTAATATCATTCATACAATGATATTAATATTAATCAATTTTTTACAATATTACGAATATATCCTATTTCCCATATGTATATGTATATTTATTAGGCAACATCATTATCTATTACCGACATTCGTAATGACCACATGAGAGTTTGTTGTAATGGTGTTAAATTATTTATGCTAACCATTTTATTGAATTTGTTTTCGATTTTGTTAATATTATGTTTTATATTTTTATCGTCTTTAGATTTTCTAATCATTTCTATATAATTATTCAAATTACCTATTGTTTTATCAAATTGTAGAAAAGACGGATTATTCACTAGACACCAATTCATAAATTGAAGATAATTATTTACTAATAATCCAGTAATAACATAATAAGTAAACACAGCAGTTTCTTCTTTGTATAAATGTTTACAAGCAATAATGGCCGATTGTTTTTTACATGTAACCAGATTATAATTTAGATTCGTAAACTGTAATATTTTTAGCGATTGAGTCATAGAATGAGTACATTCGTATTTCATATATTTATTGAATAGTTTCACGAACGATGAATATTGAACCGATTTATGTGATTGAACCGATTTATGTGATCTATTGTAAGCATGAAATATAACATTGATAATTCTAGCCCAGGTTTCGCAATAACTTTCATATAGTTTGTAGTCAATATTGACATTAAAAATCGTATTCATTTTGGAATTAACATCCGTCATATTCATATTTGAAAAATCGAGTCCAATATTATGAAAGGTTTCATGAATAAATACTTTGAACCATTCTTCTTTTCTGAAGATGACTGTTTCTGTATTCTCTCTACAACCACTTGTATACGCACTATTGACATGTTCTGGACCGAGTGAAATAAGTTGATTGGTTGGTAATCTTTTTTTAAAGGGGGTTAAATAGGTATATAGTGCAAATGATTTTGAACACGATTTTTTTGCGTATATATTTACGATAAAGAGCCACATATAAATCATATACACACATTTATTCATTTTTCGCATATCTTGAGCTGACAATTCATCAAATATAGTAAAATATAAATTTACATTGCGTTTTTGAATAGTAGTTGAATAATGAAGAACATAACTAGCATTTTCATCAACATAATCCTGTATTTCCTGTGGAAAATAATAACTATCTGTAATTTCTGGTTTAGGTATCTGTGAAATCATATTCACTTTTGTTAATTTATAATCGAATAACTCTTTTTTTTGTAGTTCATTTACAAAGATATCAGCTTGTACGAAGTTTTCATATAATTGTCTCAATGCATCCGACATATTATATTATAACAATAATTATTTTTATTATTGTTATACGAATATTAAGCATGATAATAGTAATCATTTATTCAAATGTGTTATTACATTCTATTTCTTACAATCATTAATATATTAGACAATTCGGGCTCAGTACCTTGTTTATACAACATTAATTTAGCCTGTTTCGTATTCACTAACACTTCTTTCATATCCTTATTTTGACTAAATTTCGCATATAACGAATCTTCTAACAGTTTCTCATCTATGCCTTTGTAAAATTCGTCGTCAATCTTTATATCTTTGGGTCGTAACTGTTCCTTCTTGTATTTACCATTTTTTGATGCAGCAGCCTTTGCCATATCGACATCCAATGACATCTTAGAGTTACTATCAAGAGAGAAAAGGAGATAGAATTCTTTATTTGTATTTTTAAATTTACCTGCTTGATAATAATGTTCGACTGTATTCCATTTATGTCCGTCTAATTCAAACGGGGCTATATATTCATTGTCTAGTTTGCGTCTCCATTCAGGTATTTTAGACAAGGAGGAAAAACTAGGTATCATGTCAACTGGTATTTTCTCTCCAATGCCTTTCCCTGGGAGAGGTTTATTATTTGATTTGATATAGTACTGAAACACAATATTATCATCGTATAAATCATTCTTTTGTTCTTCAATAATTTCTATATCTAATTCAATTGGTTCTTCTATTCCTATCTGTTCATTGAATAATTTAAACTGAGGAATAATGCTATATGGACCAGATAATCTCTCTAAACATTTATTTGCGACTAATAATTTGATATTGTATGGTATTTCAATAAAGGTGAATAGTCTATGATGTTTATATGTTATTAATTTATAATGGTCTCCAGTGTAGTCGAGTAATATATAATATTGAGGTTCAAACACCCCCTTTTCTTCTAAAACAGGATCGTTTAATTGTCCACATTGTAATACATTCGATTTATCACCTTCATCCCATGCTTCACTGGAAAAAATGACCAACTTAATATTTAAAACTCGTTCTAATGTTGATATAGCCCAGGTATCTCCCCAAAATTCACATGTTTTAATTATCTTTTTCAGGTCTTCGACAGAACGAATATTTTTCATAAATCGAAATTCATGCATTAGTTCTGTTGATATTTCTCTCTCTGATTTCGCAGTAGTGTATTTATTGGCGAGTTTTTTTGCACCGTCAACAATTGTTTCTTGTTCATTCCTATCTTTGGAATTTCTTAATCTCTCTTTGAAATCGACAATATGTTTCTTTAAATCTGTCATATCTGAACTAGTATCCTTTATGTTTTGTATATGCATATCATATAATTCTTTGTACGAATTGAACAATTCTTCTGTCACTTCATTTGCTAATTTAGAACGCAACTCCAACACAGTGACTTCTTTTCCATTTGCTTTCAATGCGTCGCGAATGACTGAGAATAGACAGTCCCCACCGCCTTCATTATCAATAAGATTATAATAATTACTTTTTAAATATTTTTGAATCCATGGATGCTTTTTTTCTTCTTTGTAGTCGTTTATTTCTTCTTCGGCTTGTTTTTCATTTTGTTCTGGTAAACTACCGTCTGGAAAAAATGTATTGTCGTCTTCGTCACCATCCATTGTATCATCATCGTCTTCATCATCGCCATCATCATCGTCTTCATCATCGTCTTCATCATCGCCATCATCCTTGTCATCATCATCGTTGTCATCATCATTATCATCGTTGTCATCCTTATCATCATCCTTATCACTAGTATTTTCCTTCTTCAACATATTAAGTGTTTCTTTAGAATTTGCTATTAATTCTGGTGTAACAAAACTATATAGTAATGGAGAGTCTATACGGTCTAATTCTATATCATTATCTTCATCCGTAATATTTATTAACTGTTCTGACATAATCTCATATACACCAATTTGTGTATTTACCCTCTCATTTTTAACCAAGTATATTGGAAAATAGATAATATTATCATCAATAAAGTTGTATTTGGCTTGTCCTAAAGCTATAATTATATTATTCATATTTAAAACCGTAATAGAATACATCGAAGCATCATATTTCTTGTCTTCTGGGTCTAGATATTTTATCTCAGGATAATTAATCTTTGGATTTAAGATAGAACTCACCATTATAATTTATTTATATATAAATATTTAATTCGTATTATCAGAATTGTTTAATTGAATACTATAAATTTTCCGAAATAACTATCTTCCTGTAATTCTTGTATATAATGCCAACATCGTTTACGATTATATACTTGTATAGAATTTTCTGGATTATTTTCATAATCAACAATCAATGATATGAGTTCATCCTTTTTTATTTTTTTTTTTGGTATATCGTAGTAATTCGCAATATGAGATAACATTTTTACTGTGTAGTTTTCACTATAATCAACATGTTGTGCTGAAATATCGTCATCTAATATATCACCAACATAATTAATATCACTCGATGGTAAGTGAAATCCAGCGATGTCTTCATCTGAAAAATAATCATCGTCGTCTAATATATCATGAATATTTGGCGATTCATTATTTGGTATAATATTTACAGATTTATCATGTAATTCATAGGTTAAATTAGAGGTATTCGTATATTTTATTGACATTACTTATCGATATGAAATAAGTTTTATATAGATTACATAGTGTAATACATATAAGCAGCTCGCTTGTAATAAATAGTTTAACTTTAACGAAAAAATTGAAGAAAAATAAATGATATTTTATACTATTACATTATTTACATAAACCATTTATAATGAGTAACACGTACAAAAGAAATCGTTTAGAAAAATTACCACCAGAACTTAAGTATTATATAGCTGAATTTGTTCCTCATACGAATAATAGACCATATCCATATATTCCATTATTTAAAAATATTATATTGGATTGGTATAATAAATATAGAGTATATGACACGGCTACAGTTTATCGAAGTTATAGCGAAATATATGAAAACGGAATCTCACAAGAGGACCCACCATTTATGAAATACGCTTTTAAACATATTCGCACTGAATCTAAATATTATTCAATATCTATGAACTATGCTGTTGGTCAGTTTCAAAAAATAGCAAAAAGGTATTCATATTAAAAATAAAATAAATAATAAAAATAAAATAAGCATTTTTATTATTTTGTATTCATTTTTTGTATTCATTTATTATTCTTTCTATTACTTACATTTGTCCAATATATCCATATGTTTAAATTTTGATTTATGGGAAATGCCCGCATTTTCTTGGGCATTTGTGTTTTTAATACAAACAAGTTTTTCGTATATTGAATTCCAATCAGGGTGTTTACTCAGTATTTTAAAATCCATATTTGTCAAAAACACATACAAATTTTCACATAATTCTTCAATCTCGGGTTTACATTTTTCGTCATTCATCCCATTCATAACACGAGATTGTAATGTGTGAATGTACTCTACAATACTGTCAAGTGTAACGACCTCGTTTTTACATAAATTACATAAGAATAATGACATTGAACGCCTTTTTTCATTTAATATATTTGTTTCACAAAATTTATCATAATCGTCTTCAGGTGATACGAATTCCATATTTTCAAAAAGCTTCATAAATTCTTCAATATTATGAAGAATAATAGAAGACATAAAATCATATTTTCTTTTTAGTTCATTACATAACTTTGCATAAATTTCACTATTGAATTTATTACTTGTAGCCATGTTAAATATAGCGTACCCAATCAAATTAAATGACTTGTCATCGTATTCACTATTTTCTAACATAACATCTAACGATTCAAATAAAGTTTCTAGGATCTTATCATATGTTTTGCTAGTTAATTTGTTGATAAGAAGTCGAATAGCATCAATATCTTTTTGAATACCTTCTTTTTTTGTGATTTCAGTTTTCTTAAAATTTCGAATCGTCTGCCAATCTTCTGTATTGACATGTTCAGTATTTCTTTTCTTTTTCTTTGAGAAATTTTTATCACCGTTTGCAAAAGATGGGGTTTTTATGTAATTCGGCGACCCAACCTGTTCTGTAAGACTATTAATCAATTGAATTGTTTCATCTGGTAATGGATGTATATTTTTTTCTGTCCAAGCAAATGATTCAAAATCCTTTATAGTATAGATACAGGTAGCCATTCCTTATAATATGATGGTAATAAATTTATAAGTTTATATCAATTTTATTAATATTAATAATACGAATATACTTAAATAATAAATACCTTAATAAGTATGAGTTCTGATTCTGTTGAAGAAATAACTAATTGGAATGACCTAAATATTAAAGAAAATCTACTTCGTGGTATATTCAGTTTTGGATTTGAAAATCCAAGCCCAATTCAAAAACGCGCGATTAAGCCAATAATTGAAAAAAAGGATGTTATTGCTCAAGCTCAATCGGGTACAGGTAAAACAGGTGCATTTACTATATCATCGATAGAAGTAGTTGATGAAACCGTACAAGAGACCCAGGCTCTTATTATGGCTCCTACGAGAGAATTGGCTATTCAAATTATTGGTGTATTGGATAAAATGTCTACATTTATCGATGGTCTTAAAACTAAATTGCTCATTGGAGGCACACCAATGGACAAAGATATAATTGATATTGAAAAAAAACCACAAATTATTGTCGGTACTCCTGGTAGAGTACATGACATGTTGCGTAGAAGAAAAATAAATACAAAATTCATAAAATTACTAATATTAGACGAAGCAGACGAGATGTTATCGGCTGGTTTTAAAGAACAAATTTATAATATTTTCAACTTTCTAGGAAATGATGTACAAGTTGGTCTTTTTAGCGCGACATTACCTCTTGAAATTCAAGCAATTACAGAGAAGTTTATGCGTGATCCAGTAAAAATTTTGGTAAAGACTGAGAGTATTACATTGGAGGGTATTAAACAGTATTATATAGCTTTGGAAGATGATTCGCAAAAATACGAAACAATCAAGGATATTTTTGAGTCGATTTCACTAAGTCAATGTATTATATATTGTAATAGTATTAAACGTGTAAACGATCTTAATGAAGCATTAATTAAAGATGGATTCCCGGTTTGTTGTATTCATAGTGGTATGGAAAAGGACGAGAGAATGAATGCGTATAAAGAATTTTCCAATGGAGGAGCACGAGTGTTAATATCTTCTAATTTGACGGCAAGAGGTATTGATGTTCAACAAGTCAGTACGGTCATTAATTTTGATGTCCCCAAAGATGTGCATACTTATATTCATAGAATTGGGCGTTCTGGTAGATGGGGCAGAAAAGGCATGGGTATTAATTTTATTACACGCAGGGATATTAGATTAATCCGCGACATTGAAGAATATTATGATACACAAATCGAAGAGATGCCAGCACAGATATCAAGTCCGTAATCATATTTATTTTCGTAAATCAATTACAAATCAATTCGTAAATAATAAGTTTATTAATTAAATTTATTATTTAAATGACTGAATCTATTTTTCATTTACCAATATACTATTTGGATTCCAAGGAAAAGGTCGACAAAAATATTATTCAAGATTTAGAACTATTAGAATTAAATGACACATCGAGTGATCGTGAACCACTGTTACAATCTGTTTTGAACCCAAAGAGTAAAATAGGATTACTCAATATAGATAAACAATTGGAATATTTTACCAACGACAAGCGATTTTTAAAACAAACTCAACAGGTTATTAAGTCGTGGAAATCAAATATCCATACAGAAAAACATACATTATTGTACGATAATTTTTACGAATTATGGTCAAATATTAGACAAGATGAAAGCTTTATTGATAAATACTACTATGTTGATATCGAATATTTCAAATTTTTAAATAACTCACCACAGTTTCTACAAATACTAAGTATATATAACTTATTAAGTCCAGTATTGAGTCTATTGGTGCCCTTTATTTTACTATTAGTGCCTTTTTTTATGTTAAAATTTAATGGTGTGAAAATAACCATGTCTAGTTATTACACTGTGCTTACCCAAATTTTTTCAAAACATGCATTGGGCAATGTATTTAATATCATGTCGGATATATCTTGGGAAAAACGAATATATGCTATAGTATCAGTAGCTTTTTATTTCTTTTCTATTTATCAAAATTCTCTTGTTTGCTACCGATTTTATAAAAACTTCAAGGATATACATAATAACTTATTCTTATTAAAAGAATATTTGAATACAACGATAGATAATATGAATATCGTTGAACAACACATGAAGACTCATGAGACATATAATGAATTTATAAATGAAATGTTGGTACGAAGAGAGAAATGTAAACAATTATACGACAATCTGAAGAACATAACCGATTTCCAAGTGAATTTTACTACATTTAATCGTAAGATTTCGGAAGTTGGATATATTATGAAATATTTTTATGAAATACATATGAACACAGAAACCATAGAAACCATAGAATATAGTTTAGGACTCAATGCATATATAGAGAACTTGGACTGTATATCAGAAATGTATAGAGAGAAAAGAGTAAATAAATGCACGTTTGGTAAGAAGTTAAAAATGACGGGTGCATATTATCCGTATTTAATGAACAACGAACCAATTGAGAACAATATTGATTTAAATAAGAATATAATTATTACAGGACCCAATGCTTCTGGTAAAACGACCATTTTAAAAACAACTGTAATCAATTTGTTATTCTCACAATCATATGGGTGTGGATTTTATTCAAAGGCTACAATACCATTATATGATAAGATACATTGTTATTTGAATATACCGGATACATCTGGACGGGACAGTTTGTTTCAAGCAGAAGCGAGACGATGTAAGGAAATAATAGATGATTTGAATATGTCATCGGAGAAACATTTTTGCATATTTGACGAATTGTTTTCAGGTACAAATCCAAACGAAGCCTGTGCTAGTTCTTATGGATTTATTAAATACTTAATTAACAATAAAAATATGGATTTCATATTAACTACTCATTTATTGAATTTGTGTACTTTGTTGGAGAGTGATGTTCAAAATAATAATATGGGTGTAAAAAAAACAAACAATATTGACTTTACTTATACCTATAAACTAAACCTAGGTATTTCGTCGATAAACGGAGGTCTGAAAGTTCTTTATGATTTAAGATATCCAGAAGAAATATTGGAAATGTCGAATAAAATAATCCACCAAGACATTTAGTAAAAATAGTGATATACGTTTATTTTAAGGTTTAATTATCTAGGAACTATGTAATAATGCTTGATATAATAACCAACCCAATTACTTTGTTATGTTTGACAATTGTATTTATGTTAGTTTCATTTTTGTTTTTTTATTTTAAAAGAACAATCAGTGCCTTAGAAAAAGGACAAATGGAGCAAGCGCGAATATTACAGACATTTATTTCTAATGTAGACATGAGTCGGGGTAGTATACCATATCAACATTTTGGACAAATGCCACAAGTGTCGAGCAATATACCATTCCAACAACACGGCGGTATTGACCATGAAACACCAATAGATGATTTGATTCATGTTTCTGACGGAGAAAACGCGGGTGATGAAGACAGTGAAGACGAAGACAGTGAAGACGAAGACAGTGAAGACGAAGACAGTGAAGACGAAGACAGTGAAGACGAAGACAGTGAAGACGAAGACAGTGAAGATGAAGATGGTCAAAGTAATACAATTACTACCGAAAATGCAATATCACCAAATGAAATAACTGAATTTGATAGTGAAATAATTGAATTGGATACTAATGTTAATGATTCTTTGAATGAAGGTATTGTCAAGGTTATTCAGTTGGATAATAATTCTAATTTAGAAGAAATACTTGAATCATCCCTACAAGATTTAGAAAAAATAATGAGCGACGATGATGATAATGATAATGATAGTGATAGTGATAGTGGGAGTGATTCAGACGACCAAGAACCAGAAGAATCTGTGAAAAATATGAATGATATGCAAATACATAAGAATAAAGACATTGATGCAAGTAATCACGAATTGCTATATATGGATTTTAAATCACTAAGTGTAAAAATACTACGCCAAATGGCAATAGATAAAAAGTTGTCAACAGAAGAAGATAAACTCAACAAAAAGGAATTAATTAAATTATTAGAAGCCGGTAACAAGTAAATACATTTTCTCTCCAAGTATATATATACAATGAGTTGGGGTACTTGTAATGCTGGATCTAATAATATTCATTTTGATTTCCCACCTATTATGACGGATGGAAGAAATTATGCAAAATGGCAATCGGGTGCTGTAATTAATCAAGAAATAAGAAAGGATAATAATATTAAGAGTAATTGGCAATATAGACAATTTTTAACAACCAATGCTGATTCGATTATAAAATCAAATCAGTTGGAGGCTTGTGATAACTGCTGCTATTGTCCTACATTAAAAGCAGGGGAACCTGTACCAAATACTCCATTTTTATACAAATCGTGTACAGAAAAGTCCCAACCATATGGATATGAGAATAGTGACTTGAAACAATTATATCTCTCTAGTCAACAACTTCAAGCCCGTATGGTAGCTCCAATTCTTACACAAGAGCAATATTTATTACAAAAATATCCTAATCCTAATTAAACCATTACACCCTTGGTAATTTAATAAATAAATAACTTAATTTGTTTATTAAATAAAGATAAGTAATATACTTTACCATTATGAAAGTTCTCAGTATAGATGTAGGTATTAAGAATTTGGCATTATGTTTGATGACTGTCGATGAAAGTAAACAGTATTCAATCGATTTATGGAATGTAGCCAATTTGTGTAGAGAGGAAAAAATATTGTGTACTGCATGTAACAAAACAGCAACTTATAAACATCAATCGGGTTATACTTGTAAGAAACATGTTAAAGTTTCTGGTGTCAATATTATACCAACTGAACTAGAAAGTAACAAACTAAAAAAAGGGAAAATAAAGGATATTAGAGAGATATTAACAAAACATGATATAAATTTCGATCCTAAAAAAAGTAAAATACTATTATTAGATGAATTACAAAAAGACCTCGAACCAAAATATGCAATACCATTTAATAATTCGATAAAAACAACCGATATGACATTAATTGAAATTGGTATTAATTTAAAACTAGAAATGGACTTGTTATTTAAAGACATTAAAATAGACACTATTATTATTGAAAATCAAATTAGTCCAATAGCAAATCGCATGAAGACATTACAGGGTATGATAGCCCAGTATTTTATCATGAATAATGTCAATGATATACATTTTATATCAGCCTCTAATAAATTAAAAGATTTTCTAGCAAACAAACAAACCACCTATTCAGAGAGAAAAAAAAAGGGCATTGAAGTATGTGAGGAATTATTACTGAATAATGAAAAAATAAGTGAGCATATAACATTATTTGAAAACAGCAAAAAAAAAGATGATTTAGCAGATTGTTTTTTACAAGGATTATGGTTTTTAAAAGAAAAACGATTGATACAAGAAAATATATAATATTAATATTAATATTAATGTGTTTGATTTAAAATTAAATGTTCTTATTAAAACATAATGAGTGGACCTGAGATAATAGATGTCAGTTCATTAGGAGATGATAATATAGAAGAGGTTAGGTTTGGAAATAATCGTTCATCTAGTTTCGGTGCTGGTATTGAATTGTTAATGAATGATAAAAAAAAATCGTCATCCTCAGGGGGTGGTGGATTATCGTCGGATATAGATATTAATGATTTAGATAACTTGGAAGATGAATTAAATGATCTATCTGGACCTAAAAAAAGCATGAAATCAGCCAGATCCGATATGTTTTCTGGGTCTTTTAAATTAAACGATGAAAATGATGATGATGATGATGATGATGACATACATAATACTGATTCATTTATTCCTTTAGAATCTTTGAATTTAGGAAAATCTACAAAAGAACAGTCTGATGATGACGCTAAGACCTGGGATGGGTATGGAAAATTCAATAATGTACCGATTAATCCCGATGTATCAAAAAGTCGCATTGAACCACAATTATCAAAAGAAGAACAGTTAAAAGAAAAATTCACTTACCTTCAAAAATTGGAGGCACTGGAAAAGAAGGGTGTTAATCTCACAAAGAAATACGATATGGAGTCTAATTTATTAGAAATGAAAGGAGAATATGAAACTGTTGTAGCTGAAAAAGAGCGAAAGAATTCAATGAAATTTCAAGGCAAAATGATGATGGCTTGTATAACCGGATTAGAATTTTTAAATAACAAATTTGACCCATTTGATGTCAAACTTGACGGGTGGTCTGAGCAAATCAATGAGAATATTGACGATTATGATGATATTTTCGCTGAATTACATGAGAAATATAAATCCAAGGCTACAATGGCTCCTGAATTAAAATTGTTATTCCAATTAGGAGGTAGTGCCTTGATGGTTCATATGACAAATAGTATGTTCAAATCATCTATGCCTGGTATGGATGATATCATGCGTCAAAATCCCGAATTAATGCAACAATTTACAAGTGCTGCTGTTAATTCAATGGGACAAAATAGCCCAGGCTTAGGTGGGTTTATGAATTCTATGATGAATGACAATCAGCGAGGTAATCCTAATCAACAACAACCAACCCAATCAGCACCTCAATCAAGAAGTCAAATGCCTCAACAAATGCCTCAGATGTCACCACAATTTAGTGCTCAATCAAATGGTCCTCCACCACCACCCATGCAAACACAGGGCCCTACGGCAGCAGCACCACCAGTTAGACCAGGATATGTGCCTCTTTCAAATAGACCAGATATAAATGCTAGTCGTAATATACCATCTGCTGAAAAGTCTAGACGACCCGAAATGAAAGGACCTTCAGACATTTCCAATTTGTTATCAGGATTAAAGGTAAAAAAGACAGAAGTAAATATTCAAAAGGATAATGATGACAATGGTAGCACAATTAGTATTAGTGAATTAAAAGAAATGCAAAACGACAATACCCCATTAAAAACAAAAAGAAGAAAATCAGAGCGCAACACAATCAGTTTAGATATTTAAATTTACTCTATTTATAATAATAATCATTTTTGCTTTAAAATCGCAAAAATGATTATTGATTTACTAACCACAATCAATGCTTATCTTAACAATAAATTCGTTCGAAAACGCTATTTTTATCATATATTTGTAGATAAATATTTTCATTATCAGGAACATTAGTTAGATTATATCTGTTTAATACCTCTTCATCAAGACAAATCGTTACCTTCTGATTTTTTATGTCAGATTCTAATATATTGACATACAGAGCATTACAAATGTTATTTATGATTCTATCTATTTTACTATCATTCATAGTATTACTACTATGATTATTCGGAATTAAACCAATCCTATAATTATTATTTCCATTCTCATCTGTATATTTTTGTATTTCCTTGCCAACATCGTATGTTTTTGTTATTTTGGATTGTATTTCAGCGAAAGGCGTGTAGTTACATAATAATGGTTTCGCATTTGAAGCATCTGTAGATTTTTGATTAAAAATATGATTAACATTTAAATTATAAATTCGCTGATACTTGTAATCTGTATAAGTGATGATAAATCTCATATTGTTATTATAATATATCAAGATAATTATATGTTATTTATGTAATATGTTTTTCTGTTTTTCTTTCAAATTGTTTATTTTTCATAAATGGAATTTATTAGTTTGTCAATACAATAATATATTCCATATAATGAAACCATACTTCCCAACAAATACTGTAATTCATCAACATGAATACCAAATATACTAATGTTATTATGATATTCTTTAGTTTGTCTAATTATTTCATCTAATACATATAAGTAATTAGAACTCGCACTATATAAATAAGTTGGATTTGTATTTGCAATATATATTTCGGCGTATTCGTTTTCCAAGATGGTTACTGTATGATTCGTATTTTCATTGTAAATATTGTTGAATGAGACACACATTGTAATTTAGTTAACTATAGTCGTATAATATCGTTAAATTTGGCAACAATAAAAACAATTGTTTTTTTATTCAATTTTATTTCTTTTTTGTTTTTGATTTCGATTTCGATTTTGATTTCTTACTTCGTTTTTTAAACCCATTTCGTTTTTTTCGAGTTCGTTTATTTTTATGAATGGAGTTCGTTTTTCTTCTTTTTGATTGTTTTGTTCCGCCTTTTGTTGATCCACCTTTTGTTGATCCACCTTTTGTTGATCCACCTTTTGTTGATCCACCTTTTGTTGATCCGTCGATATTACCCAATGTTTTTACATTTGTAAGTTGTGTTTGTTTAGATTTTCTTTTATCTGATACCGGAGTATATTTATTTACATTAGCAATTACTTTCACACTATCAATTGGTTCCATTTTCATAACATCCGTTAAAAAATAATTCATATTTTCCAAATCTGTCTTTTTAATAGAATATCCTGTATTCACGCCTAACATTTTTGCAGCCTGAAATATTTCATGTATTGAATGATTATATGGTACCATAAACAACATACTAGCTAATACAATCATGTTTAAATTAATGTCTTTAAAGTACTTGGCCACAATAATAAATAACATGGTATGACCTGATAAATTGCTCACTGAAAATTTATTGTATCGCTTCAGCATATTTGTAGTAAAAGTAGGGGTCGGGTTTTTATAATAACAATATGGAGGTGTCCACGGTGGGCGTTTATATAGACCATCTACATTTGGACCAGCTCCTTTATTTTTCATATAAGTTTGTTCGCGTTTAGATAAGGGAGGAAACACTGGATAATTGTTAAATGTTTCATTCATGCATTTTTCAAATTGTGGTTTATCATTTTTTTCATAAACTGACATCATTTTTTTTACCGCATTGTCAGCAGGCAATTTGACTACATTTTGATATGGAACACCATATACCAATGGGTGCCATAACCAACACAACGTGATTGGTGATTTTGTTGGATTTTCATTGTAATTCTGTTGCATCATTTTATAAAATGATTTATTAGGTTGTTGACGAGTAGTCCTACAATTTGTCGATGATGTCCCGTTTATATCGTCATAACATTTATTTGTTTCACTTATATCAAATCCAATTATATTTTCTATCATAGTAACCGATTCATTTAAATAATCTAAATTCAACATTGGATATTTTTTTTCGAACGCATTATTGAGTAAATTATTATTTTTAGATTCATTGTATTCAATAAGTATTGTATACATTAGACAATTATCTTTGGACGCAAAATTGCGCACGATTGACATTTTTTCTCTAAAATTTAACGAAGGTATAAATGTTTCTTTTAATTCTTCTATTGTTTCCATATTTTTCAACTTATTTTTTATATAAATTTGAGGAAGAATTTGACCTTGACCTACAAGACTATCCTTAAACAATATATCGTTAATAATACCAATACGAGCATCATTTGTCGTAACTGTTGGATTATTTGCTATAATTAAATTGACTATTCTGTTAATCATTTTATTTAAACCATTGTTAATCTGTGTTTTATATTGATTATATAATGTAAGCATGATACCATAGTTATACCCAAATGTAGTTGTATCGATACCTTTTAATTTATTATCCGAATCCATAGTGTTTGTATTCATATTGGTTGTATTGGTTGTATTCATGTATGTTAATTAATATATAACAATATTTTATCTAAAATGAATAGATAATATATTTTTATATTTCCTTATTATCGTCGATATCATCATTATCTTCAATATTGAAAAAATAACTTAGTTTTGATTTAACATATCGTTTAATATCATCGTCATATTCATGCAATATATTGGCCACACTATAACCTAATACATATCCGGCAAATATTTGAATTGTATTATGACATTTCTTCATGTATCGAGAATATCCCATTAACACAATTGGAACATAATAGGTTATTTTATTATACAGTCCAGTTGTATTATTCCTTAGTAATAGCATTTCCATTAAAAGAGTAATTGATGCTACATGTCCAGAAGGAAACCCAGAACAATGACCTGCTTTACCACCCGTATTGAACAAATTACAATCGGTAGCACCATCTGGTCTTTTAAATATGGGAGGGTACCAACCAGTGGTTATTTTTTTACTAAAATATTGAATTATTGTACATAAAAATTCACCAAATAATATAGTATAATCTTGACTATATAGTAAATATCCCATCATTATTATAACGCTAATAGATATTGTATTATAGACAAATATCATATTGAAAGTCATTATACATAAGCAGATATTTATTTTTTTGACCGAGTTTTGTTTATATTTCTCTTATGAAGTGTATTTAATTTCTTATTTCGTTGTGTTTTTTTCCTTATCGTTGTACGATTCTTCTTCTTCTTACCACCTACACTTTTAATACCAGACTGTTCTGTTTGTTTTTCATTCTCATCATTATTATTATTTTTTGAAATGAGTTCAAAATAATGGTTGATAATATCATTTTTTTTTGCTAGACACCCACTTCTGGCGAAATCAATAAATGATGGATTTTCACCTTTTATTAGTTGAACATCTATACTAACTGTATAAATCGGAGTTGGTTTACCTTCAATAGTATCTTCTTTGAAACCGGTATTCCATATATAATTATTTATAGTATATGTTACCCCATCCCATCTTAATGGTTGACCTTTACCAAAAAATAGATTTAATAAAAACATTATATTATGATTGATGATGCCCTTCTGTTTCGCATCTTTTAAGCTAATTTTTTTGTATTTATATCTATTTTGTAAATTGGTAATAAAAATGGAAAATAATGCAGGTGACAAAAATATCTTTCTTTTATCAAATGAACCTAGTTTACTCATTGTTTCCACTGTCTGATTAAATATAGTTTGTTCTAATTTTATAGTAGGTATAAATAATATATCTGGATATTCCTTATATACTTGTGGGTTGGACATTGTTGGACTATATCGAATATTATTTCCAACTGAACCTCCATTTGTATTCATATTTAGATTAACAATTAATATATTATCAGATGACATTGGTTTCGGTATTACAGGTTGATTGGTCGGTGTAGCTACATCTGTAGCTACAGGTATTGCGGTTGCTATTGGTAAATTATTATTCATATTCATATTATTCATATTATTATTCATTGTATTATAATAAGAATATATAATTTATATTGAACTATGAAAATAATTTAATAAATTCATATTGCGGTCTTCTTCGCGTTGTTTCTTTGCCTTTTCCAAGGTTTCCATTGCCTTGTTAATTTCAATATCGCTTATATTTCCATCTTTGTTTTTATCAATGTTTAAATATTGGTATTTATTTGGTAATACGCACAACTTACTGTTGGTATTTAATAAGAAGTCAGACAACACAACAAATGCAGCGGTTAACAATAATGCGACAATAATGTCACGAGTACCCATCCAAGCAATAGAGAAAATTAACATTTCCCGTGCCATGTTATATTTAACAAATGATTCCATGGAATCACTTAATTTCAATTCTACATGTCTGGAACCAATATTCAACATAAGCATAATCAGTCCAGTAAAATATTTGCTTGAGTTTAAGCTATTTAACATATCAGATATAGACATTATAGATTATTATATATTACTGTAAGAAAATAGTAATGTATAATATATTGGTTTTTAAGAAAGTCCAAATACTCGACCAACTCTAACAAGTAGATTCTTTGTATTTCCTTCAAAATCTAAACCAAACTCTTTAATATTTCGCAAATGAGGGCGAACAGATTGTCTAAAATAAGTATTAAATCCTTCAATGGCAGGCTTAGGCATAGTAATGGCAATAATTAAAATATATAGAATAAAGAATAATAGAACCCTTAACATTTTACAGTTTTGTATATAATAAGCAGTTATTTTATTCGCGTTTTTTTATTGCTTCTTTGTGATCAACTGGTTGGGTATTAGAATCAGTTGCTCTCATATTTTCTTCAGCAGTTAATCTCTCACTAGATGATATGATTTCAAACTGACAATCTTTATCACAAGGGTCGCATGCATCACCTGTAAATTTTAGGTCTGGGAAACTGTCTTTAAGTGTACCCATAGTCACTACCTTACCATCTAATGTAAGTTTTCCATCAATACAATAATCATTTCTAAATTTAGAAATATCATCGACACCATCAGATTTATCATCGTCGGCACTGTCACCATTGACACTGTCACTGTGTTTGGATTCCTCAACTTGTTTAGCACTATTGTCTTCTTTGTTTTCCATACCTTCAACGACTGTATGATTAAATACTATCATAACAAGTAATGCAATGACACCAGCAGTTACATTGTATTGTGTAGCAATGATAACAACAATGACTGTCATAAGTTTTCCTAAAACTGACTTGATATTTAACTTGTTGTTCATGAACATTCTTATATAAAATAAACATATATTTTTTCCGTTAGTTAATTAAATTATTATCTATATTTTTCCGTTAGTTAATTAAATTATTATCTATATTTTTTATAAGTACAATGTCTTCTTTAGCATTTTCTGATTTTAATGAAGAACCTAACCATACAAATATTATTCAACAAAAGAAACGGGAGGGTGTGAGACACAACAAGACTGCAAAGCGAAAGGAAAAACAATCAAATCCAAAGTTAGAGGCTATGATGAAGAGAATTCATGAAGGAGAAGGAGATGGAGATGACGAGGATGAAACAGATATGAATAATTATCAACCACTAGCACCACCTAAATCAGGGAGTATGGAACATATGGACCTTATGAATAACCGTCAACATGTAGATGATGATAATATGGATCATGATATGAATGATCGTATTGAATCACAATATGAACAATCTCAACAATTACAACATCCTCCACCACAAAGACAACACTCTAGTCAGAATTCTCACCAAAGTCAAGAAGCATTCACACAACTACCAAGTGAATATGCTAAGCAATATTATCAACAATATGTCCCCTATTATAATCAAGGTTCAGATGATAGAACTCCATCCGGTGCAAATAAAGATGAACTATTAAGCAAGTTGAATCAAATTATCTATTTATTAGAAGAACAACAAGAAGAAAAAACCGATAATGTTATGGAAGAATTAATATTATACTCCTTTTTAGGAATATTCATTATATTCATAGTTGATTCATTTGCTAGAGCCGGAAAATATGTTAGATAATTGAGGATTAACGGTTTTACAATTCGTTTAACAATATAGTTATTTTTATTCCATATTATCATAATGGAATCAGCCAATCAAATTTCAATGGAAACTGTAGAAAAAGCTCAACCAGTTCAAGAGCAAGCTTCAGTTCCGACACAAGCACCAGCACCTCCTTTGACTTCAATTAACATTGCCGACGAAAATGCAGCACTAAATGTGATGGTGTCCTTTCTTCATTTAGCACAAAAGCGTGGAGCTTTCAATATTCAAGAATCCGCCAAACTGTGGGAGTGTGTCAAGCTTTTTATGAAGGAATAAATTTGCATGTAGTGTCTTTTTTTAAGTTAATCACATATTGAATACTTTTTATATTCATACCTAATATGAATATAAAATATATAGTCTGGTACATAAATATATTCAAATAATACATCATTCAAATAATACATTTGATTATATTCTATTTTTACTCGGGCTTTTGGAAAATGTATAAATACTGATATTCCTTATAAGCAGTTCTTAAATCAACTTGAGCATGTGATATAAATCCAACCTCCTTACATTGATTGATTATGGATTCTTTAGATGGCATCCACATTTTATGGATATTTTCTCTCGCTTTATTTGTTCCAGTAGTAGTATCTTTAAATATTTCTCTAAATTGTACCACATCATTTGGAAATACTTGGAAATCCGATTTGTATTTAAAATTGTTAAAAATAACACTCGAGGTGGTGATTCTTTTTTCTGCAAAACTTTGGGGATTTACCAATATAAATGGTTTCCCAGCTGGTATAACTGGGTCAAATCTAGTCTTGTCTACTAAATGAAGTGTAAAATATCCACCTGGACGAAGCCAATTATATACATTTTGTATAAAAGCGGTTTTATCCTTGTATTTATAGATTTCCATATTCAAACAAATAATATCGGTGTATTCAGATGATTGAAATGTGATAGATTTTAATGGGTCACCCACAATAAAATTCAACTTGGGATATTTTTCTTTAGCATATTTCACCATTGCAGAAGATTCGTCTAGTCCGGTTACCTTGATACCCTCTTTATCAAATGTATTGGCAGTTTTACCTGTACCACTACCAATAATTAAAACATTGCTTTCAGATGTGGGTTTTGTGATGTTTTGAATGCTTCCGACTTCATATTGATTCGCCAATTCAGTGTAAAATAATTGGTCATAAATATTCACATAAAAATCATCGTACAAATCTAGTCCCGTTTTCTCGACAAATTTTTCTTTTTGGTCGATAAATCCCTCAGTCAATGGTTGATTTTCTTTGTAAATCGAGATAATGACAAATAGAATGGCAAGTACGAGTAAAATATTAAACCAAATAGGCATTTTCTTCAAGTATTTTTCTAATCTAGTATAAATTTGTGTTAAATACATCTACTATATGTATATTTATGCTATTTTTTTTATAAGAAATTTCTATATGAATGACCATGAAATAAATGATATGAGGTCCGAGAAGGAATTTAAAGGAGTTACATTTTCAAACTTTAAAAGGACCGATGTCAAAAAAGAATTACTAAATAGTTTGTCCACAGGGAAAATAGAACCAGCATTGCATTGGAGTATTGAATTTATATGTTGTGGTTGTTATATTGAATTATGGGATATTCTATTGAATTTTATGGGCAAGCATATACATTTAGGTAATCCTAAATTACCCATTTATTTGGAAATGCGTTTCAACACATTTAAACAAATCGTCCAAAATGGATATGTTGGATTTGAAATAAACATGAGAAACAATGAGACTATACGAAAAATATTTGCCGAAATGATTACAATATTATGTATTTCAAAGAAAAAACATTCCATAGAGAGTATCAAAATAAAAAAACAAGAGGAGTTTGATATGACATCTATGTCTACGCGATTAAAGGCACCTACCATTGAATATGGCGGTAATATTTTTAAAAAAGATGATCCGAAAGAGCTCTTTATTGCTGTCAATGAATTAGCCTATCATGTTTCTAGAGATTCTAAAAATTCGTTAGAAGCATGCTATTGGGTAGAATGGATACTGGAATTTGAAAACTTGTGTAAGAAAAAGAAAGAAATGTGTATATGCGAACGGCGCACATTTGTTCAGGTCGATGAAAAATTTCAAAAAGAACCCATTTGGATTGTTTGGGATATTTTATTTTACTCGGTCAACATGAAAAAATATTATTGCGAAGTTACGAAGAAAATCCTTCGTAGTATATTTGAACTGTTTACAATACGATATTCGAGTGGAACTAAACGAAAGCGGAAATACTTGTTGTATTTTGCTATTTCTTTATTGACAGAATCGGTTAATTTAGGTGTAGACATTATTGAAAATAAAAATACAGTTGATAATATTACGAAAAAGATTGATATGATTTACAAAGAGATTAAGAAAAATGAAAAGTCACCAGCTACCGACTATTTATTCGCAGGAGTAGAAAAGAGTAATAGAGAGAAAACATTCGAGAAGTTAGAAGCCATGAATAATATGAATACGGTCATTCGAAGTTGATTTGATTTATCGACAAAATATCGAGATTTATAATTATATCATTATAATATAATTATGTCTACGACTGGGTCTGGCAATTTTCTAACACGATTGGCTGATGCAATAAGTGACTCAGTAGCATGTATATTGCCTCAGCAATCTCAACCAATATATACAAGAAAAAATGTAACACGACCGAATGCTGTGGTATTATTAAACGCACACGGAAATTACCCATTAAGTTTGTTTGAAGATGATGAAGATGGTCAAGTTTTTACTAGAACTTTTAAGGAAAAAAAATATCAAGATTATACTATTGGGAACAAGATTCCGAATATGTTACTCCCATCCGACCTTCTATATGATGATGCTATCTCTACATTATTTAATAATATACATTATACTAGTAGTGTTCCTGCACCTTACTGTGGAATGATGGTAGGTGAGACCGTAGATGAAGATGGAAAATTAATTAAATCGAGCCGTCAAGCAGAATTTGACATAGTTACATCATTTGTATCAAGATTACAAGCAAGAACAAACAATGACCCAACAGAAAGACCACAATCTATATTTAAATCTATGCGCGGCGCGCTTCGTGATAATGCAAACGTTATGTACAAGACAAATCCAAGTGAAGCAAAGGCGTCCGACATTAAAGATTTTTTAATGTATATTAATTCCCTAATTAATAGTAATGGCCTATATAAAGAATATGGTTTATGTACTACAAATTTTGATAAAACCTACCAATTTTATCCAAACAACGGTGAAAATCCCGATTTTATCCCTCATTATGGTTTTCATATATGGATAAATGATAAATATTATAATTTGTTGACCTTACAAGATTGTGATAATATCTTAACGGAAGTGATATTTTATATACCAATCGACAATCCAAAAAGACCATTTGCTGTTTATATGTTAAATAATGTAATCAAAAAAGGTATGTTACAACAAAAACCTACCTTAAAATTATCAGAGATATCATTGTTTTTATGGTCATTGGATTTAAATGATATATTTATATCTGATAGTGCTTGTAGTATTGTGTTAGACATGCAAGGAGATGATATTGTTACGAATGATAATTTTAAAAATACAATAGGTAAGTTATACTCAGAATTATTTCCACAAATCGAAGATTCTCAGCCAATGGATTACGAGTCTGATATTGATTATCGAGTTACACCTAAATTGGGTAGCAAACCTAAAACTAAGAAATTACCTAAAACCAAAGAAGAAATACAGAATTATAGAAAAGAAACAATGCAAAAAATACTCGACGCTAAAAAAATGAGAAAAAAAAAAGGCGACCAAGAACTTCTTGGTGGAAAATCCACAAAAAAAACAAAAATGACAAAAATGAAGAAAACAACAAAAGTAACAAGAGGAAAAAGAAGAAACAAAACACAAATGAAGAAAACAAAAAAACGGAAACAAACAAAGCGCAAATAAAATAAAAACTCATTCAAATGATAATTGATATAAATATGTAAATTATCATTTTCTATTTACTTTACTGTATAATGTTCTTTAGAACAGTCTTATTTTTTCAGATAATATAATGTTCCATATGTAATTTTGGTAACAATATAAAACAAAACACCACCCCAGAGAGTATCTAGTAATGCAGGTAATAAGCTATAGTTCTTAAATATGGCAATATTGGTAAAGTCAAATACACCATAAATACAAAATCCTAATAAAAAGGCATCACTTGGTGATTTTCTCTCTACGATGATGAATTTATATAGAACTAAGATTAACAACAAGTAGGAACCGATTGCACCAAATATATTAATCTTCATCTCGTCCTTCTGAATTCCTTTCACCATCTTCGCAAATAAAGGACCACCTATATTGGATAAATAAACACTATCTAATGCTAACATTGTGAACGCGGGTACAATATAATCCATCTTATATTATAATACTCGATAATATAATATTATACCTCATATTTTTTTATAGCATTTTTATATACATGGAAAGTGAAACCATAACCAATACTAGAATGCCATCTGGTATCACAGTAGACATAGAATCAATTCCAACCAACACATTATCTAAATCAACATCAAGTGAATCTGGTGATGGATATTTTACTACAAATGGAAAATTGAGTTACATTCGCATTGGTCTAATCATCACCATATTACTATTTTTAGGAGTAAATATATTTTCTTATTTAGGTAACTTTCTTCAACATACAAAGGAATTTTTTGCTCCTTTTTTCAAAAACATATTAGAAAGTCTAGGTTATGTGGTTACTGAATCCACAAAAGATGTGACTATGTTTACAGCCGAAGGTGCTAAATTAGGCATTGATGTTGCAGCAGGAACCATTGAAAGTGGAATAGATGTCATTCAAGGACAGTTGGACATCGAAAATCCCAATAAATATCGTGAACAACAATCAGGTCAACAACAATCAGGTCAACAGCAATCAGGCCAATCTCCTTTCAAAGAATTATCAGCATCTTTGTCGAGCGCACTATCCGATGCTGAAGAAAAGGCAGAGCCATTGCCAGACGACGCAATGAGTTCTACTCAGCGTTCAAGTTCAGGTAAAGCTGGATATTGTTATATTGGAGAAGACAGAGGTTTTCGCAGTTGTATTGAAGTAAAAGAATGGGACACATGTATGTCAGGAGAGATATTCCCATCTAACGCAATTTGTGTAAATCCATCTTTAAGAGAATAAATGCTTATAACATGTTATAAAAATGAAAATAATAAATATTATTGTATTGAACATATTTATTATTTATATCTAGACACATATAACAAACATATTTGTTTATCAGGTGTTATTATTGTGTTATCATGTATTTTTAGTAATACTAATTTGACCCGAAGTATTACATTTTACCCAATAACCAATATTGGGTTTTATAGAAGACATATAGGTCACTAGTCCAAATCTATGTTTTGAGTCAACATTGTATTCATGAATTGTATTTTCTAAAATAACTCCAATTGGATCGGTTATTGTGCCATTACCACTTAAATCAGAATTCCATCCGATAATGTTCCATCCACCTTCTACATCAATCGAAAATGTTTCTGGTAGAACTCCACTAAACGAATATGATATTGGTTCTGGTATTATATTAGTCGAGCTAATATCCACGAAATAACCTTTATTAGCATGAACATAAGAATTAGTCCATTCAATAGTATTGTACTTATTATCACTATTGTCATATTGAAATACACTATGTACTCCATTGCCCGAAATAATTCCACTAAACGATAAATAAAACAAATTTAAACCACTATGTATTTGTAACGAAATACTATTATTTGGTTCCATAGTATACGTTTGTCCATTTACAGAATAAACAACACTATAACGACCTTCTTCAATAGAACCACCTGCAGCTACCCAATTTAATATATACTGAGCATCGTTTGATGTTACTTGAAAATCGTTATTAAAATCGATTTTTGTTATTTGTTGGGAATTTATTTGATATTTTTGATTATTTACACTATATGTTACTTCATTACCAATTATACCACCTGATGCAATCCAGCTTAATATATATTGAGCATCTGATATATTTATATTACTATCTGTATTTATATCACCGGTCCATGATGTTCCTTGCATATTAATATTGGGCTTTATTAATTTATTTTTCATTTATTGTCAATTAACTAAAAAAAACACCATTGATTTTAATCTTATTTAATTCAATTGTAGTTCCATTAATATCAGATATTGATTTAATCTTAGCTAAAGTACAGTTTCCACCCACTTGGAATATTGTTTGAAATCCGTTGTTTACAGTTATCGGAACACCGGTTGTTACTGTAACTGGGAGAATTCCAACACCTGGTCTTTCTTGTAGTCTTCCTGGTAATGTAAAACTAAAACCACTATTGGTATAAGTATTTAATGTATTTGTTGGTAACATTTGATAATATTGAGTTGTTTGTGTTGTATTATTACTGAAATCCCAGGTACTAAACTCGTATGTAGTTGCGCCCAATATAAAATTAGGGTTATTCACTTGAACAATTGTAGCACCATCAAGGAATCCCGATGACAAAATTCCCATTTCACTGGATGTTTTAAATTCGGTTTTAAATTCTACTACATATTCGCGCTCATATACAGGACATGTGTCTGAATATTTCAAACGATTTTGTCCACCCATGTATCCATGTACATAACAATCATAACTAATTGTTCCGAAATCACCTTTTACAGTAAACACAATATCTTCATCAGCACAAGTATAGTAATTAGTACTAACACCTTCCCTTGTTTTGGTACCATAGAGTGTACCACTTGTAACCTCAAATTTCGTAGTATCATTTATTACGAATCCAATTGGGTGAGCAGATGTGACACCAGTTAAAGTATAGGAACCATCATACACTCCTATAAATTCATTGTCACCATGAGAAATATTGTTAAATGTATATGGATTAGCCATCTGTACTGAATTTGATAGTGTTTGATCTAAACATTGAGTCGGTATTGGTGGAAGTTCATAAAAATCTGCCAAATTGTAATCGTTAATAATATAACCAATATCTTCTAATAGTCCCAATGTTATTTTACTTAACGGGGTGGTTGTTCTATTGTCAAGTTCTGTCCATCCAGTCATAAGCTCGTTATCTAATCCAGGATAAAATACACCATTAATACGACGATTATTTGTAGAATTGTTACCAGGACCTTCCTCCAAATGCATGAGTGCTGTTCCTGTTCCACCATCATCTTCTAATGGAACTCCGATTAGTGTCTCTGACCCACCGATAACATTATAATAATCCTGATATTTCGCCAAGGCATTTGTGCCTGTATAATAATATTTTGTTGTTCCATTATCACTATAGGATGTTATTGGTCTACTTGTATAATTAGAAATATCTTCAAATAAAGTAGAGCTCCAAATACTTCCAATTCCTAATACATGACCCAATTCGTGTAATATTAAATAATAATAGTCACTATTGCCATCGTCTAATATGTTATCTTTCATCCCTTGAATTCTTGATGAATTAAATTCCATAGATCCACGATTCGTTATAAATGTACCAAAATGTATTGGATATCCGGTGGGATAAGAATTTATAAACGAGATGCTATTCATCCATCCACTACCTAATATATTCGTAACTAAAGTATCTACTATTTCAAAACTGATACCGATTTGATGATTATTATCTGTTATAGTAGACGTGTTATACACTGTTGGGTATGATATAAGAGAGTCCCATTTGTTCATGGCGGATTCAATAGTTGTGATATCGTTGGCATCGAGAACATAACTAGAACTTTTATTGGATACATTTATTTTAAATCTACCATTCGTGGATATTAATTCTTGATCAGCACTATAATCAATGGCTGGTTCAGGCTGGGGTTCAGGTTCAGGTTCCAATGCCGGTTCAGGCTCTGGTTCAGGCTCTGGTTCTGGTTCTGGTTCTGGTTCTGGTTCTGGTTCTGGTTCCGGTTCCGGTTCCGGTTCCGGTTCCGGTTCAGGTGGACTAATGGTTACAGTACCTGTTATTTTATAAAATACTTGGGTATTTACACTAATATTTGAATCAATGTATAATAAAATAGAATACCATGTTCCGAATGGTTCAGTCAAATGACCATATAATTTATTGCCTTGTAATAATTCACTTTCAATACTGTTAAATGAGCCATTTATAATGAGGTTTTGATTTTCATTTTGATCGACATTTTGATTTTGTTGAATTTCATAAGAAATTGTTCCTTCATTAACCACCTTATCAAATACAATGACTGTTAATTCTGATATTTCAGAACCAGATGGAATTTTTATCTTTATATGATCATAGTCATCATTTCCTTTTGTTAATCTATTTTCTATCACCAATAAATCATCGGTAATATTTAATTCTGTAGCATTTTCAGTGGAAGATGGGTAATCATCAATTTCAGGTGCAGGTTCCGGTTCAGGCTCTGGCTCTGGCTCTGGTTCTGGTTCTGGTTCAGGCTCTGGTTCTGGCTCTGGCTCTGGTTCTGGTTCTGGTTCTGGTTCTGGTTCTGGCTCTGGTTCAGGCTCTGGTTCAGGTTCCAATGCAGGTTCTGGTTCCAATGCAGGTTCTGGTTCCAATGCAGGTTCTGGTTCCAATGCAGGCTCTGGTTCAGGTTCTGGTTCTGGTTCTGGTTCTGGTTCAGGTTCTGGTTCTGGCTCAGTTTCAGGCTCAATATGAGTTAAATGAATTATATAAGTTTGAATAGTACTAGATGTTTGAATTGTATTGCTAGAAAGTGATTGAAGACTTTCATTAGATGTATCGTGATTTATTAAATTGCCATCTGTTTCAAATATTTGCCTAGAACTTTCAACAAGTTGTATTGTTTTCTTGATACTATTAAATGCATCCGAATTTGATTGAGTATTCTCTTCAATATTATGTATCTCAGTATTTATATTTTGTACAAAAGTAGCAATATTTGACTTTTTTTCCGTGTGTATTGTGTTGCCTGATGTTAATACATTTTTTTCAATATCTTCTATAACCTGAATAACATGTTGTTTATCTGTTAAGTCAACAAATGATGTTTCGTTTTCTAACTGATTAATAATATTGGCCAAAGATGTTAATATATGGTCTCGGCTAATAGATATATTATCAGACGCGGAGGTCAAATTACTAGATAATATATCAGTCAATGATACAATTTTATGATTCGTTTTGGCAATAGCTACATCATATAAGTGAATGAAATCGTAATTAATTTTTTCAATCGAAATATTCAAGGCATTTGCTATTTTTTTATGGGCTCCATTAATAGTTTCATTCGTTATTTCTTGGCTATTATTTTGGCCATTATTTTGGCCAATACTTTGTAAAAGTATTTTTGATGATAGTGTAGTTAACATATTAACATGAATATTTGCAGTATTATTGACTATCTCAAAAGTATTCACATTACAAATAGTTGTTAATGTTCCTGTAAATGGTCGGTCCGTTGAAATATCAATGCCACCAGTGACGGTAATTTTTATATGTACCGGTAATGACGATTTTAAAGTATTCAATATAATACTACCATAGTCGTTTGTTTTCGTTTCTTCTATTAAAATATCATTCACTGTAAAAATTTTAACATTGGCTCCAGCTATATATCCATCAATTGCTTTGATATTTACATTAGTATTGTCTATTACAGTGGTAGGTGGTGCAATAATAACATTTGAATCTGAACCAGCCTGTTGTGATTTCCCTCCACCATATTGAGGCCATTTTGTACCTCCTGCTATATATGTTCTTCGCGTTTTATAATTGTACAAGGGCATACCAGGTACATTTTTTATTTTACGTATTGGTCCAGGAACATTGCTTTGATTCGTAAGTCCCCAATTTCTTCTAGGATTAGAACAAACAAGGACATTATTACTTGCATCGTTATTACTATGATTTAAATTTCGTGTGTTTGAATTTGTATAGGTATCACTCTGCGTGGCAAATGTTTGCCCGCGTTGGCGACCAATACCTCTGGATAATCTTGAAAACATTTGTTTTTTAGAAAATCCGGCCTGATTTCCTTTATATTGTAGAA